ATGTCATGGAGAGTCATTAGCTCGGTAATTTGTCCTAACACGGGAATCGTTTATTCAAGCATCTTGGGACTCAAGTTCTTGAAACTCATCATTTGGTATGAAAGCGATGTCTATTTGTACCCCGGTGACAGGATATATCCGACAAAAAATGGCGTCTTCATAAATGGTGTTTTCAAGCCTATATCGATATACAACATATCACCTTACAACGAAATGTTGTGGAGTGAAATTAAAAACAAGATGGCCTGCCCATACAATCGAGACCAGCACGAGGAGATATGCACTTACGCGGTGCATTGCAACGCGCGGAAATGCCCGCATGGGTTTGCCACCAACCCACTGATTGTCAGCACAGGTAAATCCAGACATTAGCGAAAATCGGAAATATTGAGATCAAGATAATTAATATTTCTGCTGCACCGCCTTTGTCCGGATAAATCTCCGTGACTACAGCCCAAATGCTCCTGTGGGGACATTTGGGCTGTAGTCACGCCTGGCAACTCTGGCTTCTTGTACCAAATTAATTTTTATTGTGCAATTTTAAGCAAGCCATCCGGAAGGCTAAAATAAAAATTGCTAATTAACCCTGCCCGTGCATTAATGGTCTCGTTAGTCCGATCCAATAATAGTTGGGCAAGTTGCATGACAATTCTCATAACCAGGCGCTATCGCTGATATCCCCTCCTTTTGAGTCCACACCTTAGCATTATATGTTTATTAGCTTTTATATCACTTCGGAAATGTTCAAATGGAGTCTTTATGTCATCAAAAATTTTAGGTCTGGTTAAGTGGTTTAAGGAAGATAAAGGCTTTGGTTTTATCTCCCCTGTAGATGGCAGCAAAGATGTTTTCGTGCATTTCTCTGCCCTTCAGGGAGAGAACTTCAAAACACTTTTTGAAGGTCAGAAAGTCGAATTTATCATCGTAAGCGGCGATAAAGGCCCTGCTGCTGCGAATGTAACGCTTTGCGATAAATAATATCAGCACACAGCCGCGTTGACGATGATGTTGCTTCTGGCTCGTGGACTGCACAAGCAGTCTACAATCCGATGCTAACTGCTTGTAAATCAGTAAAGTGTTATTGAGATCAGGCGACCGCGAAAAACATCGTCCCTTCCACTTCTTGTATGAGTATTTCTTCAGAGACGCTGAGAGGATTTAAACAAAGCGCTACAGTAGGGACAGACAAGCTGGGCCCCCTTTTGTATGCGAGTGAAACTGTGCTCTGACTCTTTAGCGCAGTTTGGACATGAACATTTGACTAAATAATTGCGACGAAGTTGCGAGTTTTTACGTCCCGACATAGGCTGCTCCTGAATGAAAAGGATTGCCACCATACACGTTAAGGCAGGATATTGCTTGCTTTTATTTCCCAAAGAGAGCAAAAAATAGAAAGGAGCCACGCTTCTGGAACATTCTTACCTTGCACAATCACAAAGAGATATAGAGTGATATATGGAAAGGTGATCATTTTTTTTAATGCCAACCCCAGCAAAGTCATTATCGTGCTTAAGGGCATAACGTCTGTACGCCAGACATATCCGGATGGTGAAGAAATTAATCTTCAGATCATGACTGCAAGCTTTCCGTCGTTGACGGGAGATCATAATTCTATCTATGTTGCTTCAGACAGGGAACTTACCTCTCAGGAAATATCTGATGCTGCCAAACAATATTTATAATATTTTCTGTCACTAGTCCGGTTAACAACACAGCATTTATTTCACTCAGAATGAGAAAAATTACAATCCATCATTATTAATGCCTGCAAAATGCAGGCTTTTTTACGACATTGCCCTTTAAATTTAACTATTCCGCATAATCGTGCTGTTCACTTTGCTCCCTCTGTTTCCGAAGAAAGTGTATCATCAACCTTCTTCGTTCCTGTGGTGATATGGATGTCCACGCAGGGCTGACGAAGTAAAGCCGGGTTCTTAATTGATTGATTTAGCGGTGCTATCCAATGAAAAAGCTGTTTGTGCAGTTTTAGTGTGCAGGAAATTCGCAACTCATTGAAATTATGAAAAATAACTCTATTTCAATGAGTTAGCTAAAAACGTTAAACGGACATCTACGGACGTGCACGGTCTTTTTTGTGCCCCTATCGGTGCCCCTTCTTTCAAAATGCCCCCAAATCTGCCCCCAAAATCCCCCCTCTTTTGCGTAGCTCCTTCCAGTTTCGCAACACACTGCTTTACGCATCTCTAACTGATCAGCATAATCGCCACGAATCCGTTTGTAAGACTTCACCATTAACCAGCGCGCGCTACTTTTTCTCCCTGCCCTATACTTTCAGTCTGACTGACTGGAGGTTTCTATGTGTGGACGCTTTGCACAAGCGCAAACCCGTGAGGAATACTTGGCCTACCTTGCCGATAAAGCCGATCGCGACATTGCATATGACCCGGAGCCGATTGGACGTTACAACGTGGCGCCCGGAACCAAAGTCCTGTTGCTGAGCGAACGAGACGAGCAACTGCATCTCGATCCGGTGTTCTGGGGCTACGCGCCCGGGTGGTGGGATAAGCAGCCACTGATCAACGCGCGCGTAGAGACGGCGGCCACCAGCAGAATGTTTAAACCGCTATGGCAGTATGGCCGGACGATCTGCTTTGCGGATGGATGGTTCGAATGGAAAAAGGAAAGCGATAATAAACAGCCCTTCTTCATTTACCGGGCCGACGGGCAGCCAATCTTTATGGTAGCGAACGGCAGCACACCTTTTGAACGCGGCGATGAAGCAGAGGGCTTTCTAATCGTGACATCAGTTGATGACAAATGCCTAGTGGATATTCATGATCGCCGACAACATGTCTAGCCACTAGAAGTTAAAAGGGAATGGATGAGCAGTACGTAGTCGGAAAACATATGCTGAGGAGATAATAGCCGACGGTATAGTGCCCGCCGACAAGTTTCTCTGACATGCATTAATATGAGAACTCGGAAGAGCTACAGTAAAGGTTAGAATGAACTACTTCCCATTCATTAGTACATTAATCATACTAAGCATGAATAATACAACTTCGACAGGGGTGAGCATTATATAATGTTCGACATAACAATTCCTTCAAAGATCATTATTTTTATTGAACCGATGACATTGATATCACCTCGTTTATACTACAGCCATAAAATGCACTTCTAAAATTCAAGGCAATTTCTTATGGAAACCACTGTATCGGTAAAACAGAAAATATAACGCGAGGTAATACAAATGCACAGATGAAAAGCACCACCATAAAAAGAGCATGCTTTACAAAAGTGAAACTTGTAAAAAAACGCCCTCCCTTGCTTATACCTGCCATAAAAACAAAGATAAAACTAATTAGACAACACCAAATAACTAATAGTACAGATATAGATGTACTTAATGACATATCACGAGAAAAAATATTTACCGAAATCGAGATAAATGTAAAAAATGAAGCAAAAAGAGCGATAACTGCCAATAAAGAATTACGTGCAGTAACTATTTCCTTTTCAAAATCCGCAACTTTATCACTCAACTTTTCTTCAGCATCTTTTAATGAAGTATCAAAACTGGTAATTTTATTAGTTTGTATAGCAACTTTCGAAATAAGGCTATTTAACTTCCGTTTATTATCAGCCATAGACCTTTTATTTGCATTTAATTCGTTTGAAAAATCATTTACTTTCTTATTCAGATCCATCCAAACAAGGCTTTCAATTTCACTTTTAGTAAAACCATTATTTACTTCACTGTTAGAAGATGTTTTCTGCCCGTTTAATGAAAACTTAAATGCACTGGAATTATTGCTAGTTGCATTTGAGGATGTCCATTTTTTGGAGTAACGACCATATTTTTCATAATCGTATAAGTCACTGTTTTTAATGGAGTTGTTGTTGGTGTATGTTATACCAGAATACATCTGGAAAACTTTCTTAACATCCTCTCCATTAGTTTCATCGCCCGTAACGCTTTTATCTTTTGGAATGAACTTATCCGCCACATCTCCTTCGCCGGACAAAGATTCGTCAATTATAATGGAGGATGGTGACGGACCTAATGTTTGGCTTTTTATACTACCGGTAGGTCCGATTTTTACTTGGATCGAAGATGTATTATTTAGCGAAGAAGTGAATCCCATGTTAGATAGAGAAGGATTAGCTTCGCTATCAGCGCTTTTTTCAACTGACTTACATCCAAGTTTTTCATTTTTTTTATCAGTATCCATTTGGCACCTGATTAAAATTCTGCCACTTTAGTTAAAAAAGCTTTCTTAAGAATGTCTGGTGTATAGCTTGCTGCGAAATTTCTACTTTCATCTGTGCTAACATCCACTTGCCTCAATAATAAATTCTTCTGTTTATCCTGATCAAATCCAGCCATATGAATTAAATGGCAATTAAATGTTTGCCCATTCATTTCAAATCGCTTATTGAACATAACATTAGCATCTGCTAAATTATCAAGGCCACCTATATTAACCAAGTTAAGATATTTTTTTGCTATTGTAACCCCTGGATAATCATCATATTCAGTTTTATAAGCCACTAAACCTATTCTTACAGGTTGCTTGTTAAGTTGAGCATGTACATTGATGAAGCTATCAAAAATTTTTGTAAAACTATCTAAATTGGTTTGGTCTTCCTCAAACAAACGATCTACAAACAAATCGCTGCGCTGAAGTGTAGATAGCATACGAATTTTATTATCTTCAGAGGAAAGCTGTAATCTCGGTATTTCTGGTGGAGCATCTTTAGGAACAATACCAAGCATTTGATTGTTTGTTAAATTTCGATCGTAAATATTTTTTATTCCCAGTCGAGCAAAGTATGACAGACCATCGAAATCAATTGGCGTATTTACGTCATAAAAAAAAGCAAGTTGTAACTGTGAAATTTTCATCTTCGTTCCATATCCATTGTGGCTCTAGTATGATTTTATCCCATAACGGACCGACCTATAAAGGGTTTTGTAATAGCAAAAAATGTTGGATTTTTCTCCGCTTAGAGCTTGAGCAGTACCTCTTTGTACAATTTTTAAACCACGGCGAAGGGTAAACCTCGCTAAGGCCTTCAACATCATGATTGTTGACAATTCATGGCATAATCCAAGTTTTCAAAAAACCATCATTAGTGGCATTTATTTAACCCGTAAAAGATCTGAATACCGTGTTGTATAACGCGGTGAGAGCATTTCTCGCCTCATCTTCCACTGCTGCTGTATGCCCTGCCCGGCAAAATAGAGCGTGCCCTTGCCATCCTTTGCGTTCAGTTGATCCAACACCTGCATTAACCTTTCGCTACCGGCCCGCGGCGCATTCGAGTCGAACAAGTTGAGTTGGGCCACGCCTTGGCTGAAGAAGTCCCCGAGCATAATGCCGGCTTTCTGGTATCGGTGACCATCCTTCCAGATTTTGTCCAGGCACTTAACCGCGGCGTTGATGATATCGCGAGAATCCTGAGTCGGGGTGAGAAGCTTCATGGACGCACTGTTACCGTAATATGGCTCGTTAAGCGCAAAGGGAGAGGTCTTAACGAATGCAGAGATAAAGCGGCAATACTGGTGCTCACCACGTAGCTTTTCAGCGCCACGGGCAGCATAGCTGCAAATGGCCTGCCGCATCTGCTCGTATTCGGTAATGCGTTCGCCGAATGAACGGCTGCATACAATTTCCTGCTTTGCTGGTGCGAACTCTTCCAGATCTAGGCATGGCTCGCCGCGCAACTCTCGGACCGTTCGCTCGAGTACTACGTTAAAATGTTTACGGATAATCCACGTGCTTTGTTCAGAGAGGTCCAGAGCCGTTTTGATGCCCATGGCGTTCAGTTTCTTACTGATGCGTCTGCCGACGCCCCATACGTCCTCAACGGGTACCAGAGCCAACAATCTGCGCTGACGGTCAATATTGGACAGGTCCACTACCCCGCCCGTCTGGCGCTGCCATTTCTTGGCGGCGTGGTTTGCCAGCTTGGCGAGGGTTTTCGTCTGCGCGATGCCAACCCCGACAGTCAGGTGCGTACGCTTCAGAACTGTAGCGCGGATATCTTTGCCGAACTCCGTCAGGTCCCGGCAGTTGCGAACACCTGTCAGGTCGCAAAAAGCTTCGTCGATACTGTAAATTTCGACGCGAGGACTCATTTCCTCCAGCGTTGTCATCACCCGATTAGACATGTCAGCATAGAGTTCGTAGTTACTGCTGAAGCAAACAACCCCAGCCCGCCGGAATAGGTCCTTTTGCTTGAAGAAAGGCTCCCCCATGGTAATTCCAGCAGCTTTGGCCTCGGCGCTGCGCGCTATGACGCAGCCATCATTATTCGAAAGAACAACCACCGGCCGCCCTCTCAAATCGGGCCTGAACACTGTCTCGCATGATGCGTAGAATGAATTCACATCACAGAGCGCAAACATATCAGCTGGCCGATTTAACAATGAAAGTAACTACGCCGAAAACGTCCAGCGTATCTTCGCTGCCTACCAAAATCGGACTGTAAGCACCGTTCATCGGATTGAGCTGAACAGTTGGACGCAGTTGAAGGCGTTTAACAGTAAATTCCCCATCCACAGCCGCAATGACAATGTCTCCGTGTTCAGCAGTCCGTGAGCTATCAACCACCAGCAGATCACCGTCGCTGATCCCCGCTTCTATCATCGAATCCCCTGCGGCTTTAACGAAATACGTTGAGCTGGGATGGGAAACAAGCAACTCATTAAGATCAATGCGCTGCTCTACATAATCAGCTGCGGGGCTGGGAAAACCACATTGCACCAAATCGCTGTATAGTGGGATTGCGATAATTTCTCGCAGTTCAGTAGGCCTGATAAACTCCATTACGCACACCTCAAATACTGTTTTTATATACAGTAGTTTCATTTCTGTTAGCACGCAATACACCTTAGTCGTAGCGACTGTTTAAAGCTTCACCGCTTCGTTTCTAAGTTTCTACCAGGCTTCGAATTATTATTTTTGTAAATTTTCCGACTGGAATCCCAGATGCACAAATTTAAGCCGGTTTGGATGCAGGGAATTTTTTATAAAGCGTACAGACAGCAACATCATAGATAATTGCCACCTGCTTTCTGTCCATTCCGTTTGAAATCAACCTACCAGCCTGCGCCCATTGCTCCGGGGTTAACTTCGGTCGTCTGCCGCCTATGCGCCCTTTCTCCCGGGCTGCCGCCAGTCCTGCCCGGGTGCGTTCCACGATTAACTCCCTCTCCATCTCGGCCAGGGCTGACATGATGTGGAATATGAAACGCCCCATTGGGCTGGAAGTGTCGATGCTATCCGTAAGACTTTTGAAGTGGATGCCGCGCTGCCGGAGTTCGTCCACCAACAGTACCAGGTTCCGCATGCTTCGCCCGAGGCGATCCAGCTTCCACACCACCAGCGTATCGCCCTCATTCAGCGTTCGCAGAAGCTTTTTAAGCGCTGGCCGGTTCGCTACCGTCCCGCTCATTTTTTCCTCAAAAACCTGTTCACATCCTGCGCGTTCGAGAGCTTGTCGCTGAAGATCTGTGTTTTGGTCATTTGTTGACACCCTTACGTAGCCAATTTGCATATTTTTCACCCAATATTTTCTGCAAAAAAATCAGGTGAAGTTATCGGCATGGCTGCCGCTGGGCAATCTATAAAACGTCGGTTTGGGAAGTAGCGCGACTAAGAACGTTGGAACGTCAGTGGGAAATGTAATGGAGGTGGGCGCGTTTGGGTTCGGAGGCAAAGGAAACTCATTCAACGCAGATACAGTTGCTGAAGTATGGGCAAACCTCATGGATAAAGGTTCTCGTGTATTTCGTAACAACAAAACTGTTAACTCACAAACATCTTATGCTGCATCGCTATATTTTGCAGCTGAAGATACGCATGCGATCATCAGCGTTGCTTACGGAACTGGGGTGGTGGGGGTCTTGGCAAGAAACACCTCAGGAACCTCCGCAACCTCAACCTTTAACATGCTTTACGGCACAGCCAACACGACCCGCGCCAGCGACGGTACACTGAAAGCTGCATCGCCAGTGGTGGCGATATTCTCGGATGGCTCATACCGGACGAATGACGAATCGGAGGGCTGCACTGTAACCCGACTGGCAACCGGCCAATATCTGGTTGAAGGATGTCAGGGGCTGAACTCAGACGCAGCATGGGGCGGCATCGATGGCGGTTTTGACATCCCTACCGATCGCAACAAGCAGCCGCTTATCTGGCTGGATTATGAGGTTAGTGCTGACGGGTCAGTGCTCGTGAAAACATTCCACCGGGAATACCCGTCAGCACCGATATTTGCGAGGAACGCACGGGAAGGTTTTGTGGATGGCGAACCGGCCGATATTCCGGCCGATCAGTTTGTCAGTGTACGTGTAGAGATGCCGCAAAACAGTATCTGGAATCAGCGTGCAGCTATGGCTGATGTTCCTGATTCATCTTCTGATTAAAGGCAGAATCATCAGGCATATTCAGGCGAACATCGATCCAGCTGTTCACCGGCACGTCCATCGGTTCCCCTTTTATTTTGACGATCTCCCCTTCATCGCTCAGCATGTATTTTCGCTTAAACAGGCGGATAGTCAGCTCTCCGTCAGCGGTTTGCTCAGCCTCAGCCACACCCAGTTCCCCCATGCCGCCAGGGTCCATTGGCGGCAGTAACTGCCATCCCTCAGACGCCAGGCCTGCCGAACCAGTCAACACATAAACTCCCACATCGAGCCGGGAAATTTTGATCCCTTCAGCTTCGGTATTCGCCGTACCGCAGCCGCACCATGTAAAACCATCCTCAGCAATATCTGAGCGCAGGCATGTATCAGCACTCGCAACGATACGAGCGACCGGAGATGCTGCTTTCAGAGTACCATCACTGGCTTTAGTGGTATTGCCCGTGGTGTAAGCCTCCTGATATGACCAGGATGAGCCACTGTAATACGAGAACCACGTTCGTCTCAGAATGTAAGCCTGATGAATACGTGTTGGACGGCTTCCCCGGTTGACGACTATTGACGTAATACCTGTATTGGCAGTTAGCCCAAGCTGGGTAAGTCCATCATTGGAGTGAGAGGTGAAACAGGTCGGTGTAAACGCGCCCATAGCGTCCAGTAGTGGTCCATCGCCATGGATAGAACCAACCCCAAAAGCCCCCACTTGCATGACATTACCGGAGTCCGTTCCGACGTCCTTAGTCGCGCTACTTCCCAAACCGAGGTTTGTGCGAGCGTCAGCGGCATTCGTTGCTCCGGTCCCGCCCTGCCCAATCGGGATAGCTCCATTACTCCCTTTCTGAGCCAGTTTACCGATGCCGGGGATCGTTACAGGGGTGCCGTTGATGGTAACCGTGATGCTCTGGTTTGCTGAGGTGGTGGCGAACGTCTCCCAGGCACCGATATTCTCGTCATACTCGTTGATGAGCTGAGACATGCTCTGCGCCAGGCCGTCGACCGAGAGACTATCAGTAACAAGAATGCCGTACTTCTGGCAGCTCAGCGCCGGAGACGCAGCGGGTGTAATCGTCAGTGACGTCGCGCTGTTGATGGCCGTGATCTGAAACATCTGTACCGGGTTAGAAAGAACAAACAACGTCTGGCCAACCCGAATCTGGCTGGCGGGTGCCGTCCAGTTCGTGCCGGTGCCGGTGGCTGTATTTCCGTTAATGGCGATGGTGCCAGTGTTATAAAGCATATTTTCTCCAGGCAATAAAAAACCCCGCCGGAGCGGGGTTGATTAAAAAATCAGTTTATTCAGACGTACATATCGGGAAGAACGGGAAGGTTCAGTGGAGTTACCGTGTCATTACCAAAAATTGCATACCGCTCGCGCCCCAGATATTTCCCACCCTGAACTGAAGCACTGCCGTTCTGTATTTTTATTCCGAACATTCGATACACGTACATGCCATTAACTTCGTGAGCCATCAGCCCGAATCTTCCCAGCGGAACATACCCGCTGCCGATGCTCACGGCATTTTTTGAAGGCGTCCAGAGCTGGTTGAGGTAGACGAAAGGCCGCTTTGTCGTTGAAAACGTGCAGGCCCCGGCTGCATTAAAGATGTTGAGCCCGGTGCCCGGCTGAGGCGCCACGCCACTGGCAAAGATGACAATATCTATCGTGCCGGTCGTTGGAGCATCATCGTTGGTGGATGGAGGGCTGAAGAACCTGACCGTGTTGCCATCGAAATCGACGGTGTTGCCGCTATTGCAGCGCCCAAAGACGATATATTTGGACTTGTCGTACCCCGCTATCGTGGGAACTGCCCAGCCGCCAGTGGGAACATTGACGGTACCCTTCCAGATACACTGTCCTGACTGTGTAGCATTGGTTATTGAGGTGAAGTCAGTGCTGTTGCTGATGAGAAGACCCACACCACTACGCTGGCCTGACGGAAATATCTGCCAGAGGCTACCGGGGAACGTGTACGTACTTTCACGCTCACTGATGCTTACATCCTTCATCGTGGAGTTCTGCGTCACGCGGCCACCGGATATGGTGACCGAGTTCATTTTATGAAGCAGCCCTGAATCAAGATAAGCCGTTGCGTGAGGGATAAACAGCACCTGCGCCCCGGAAACATAACCGGCAATATCAGCGTACTTGGCTTTCTGGTAGCCACTGTCAAAGTAGGCCCCAAAAGACGGGCACCGAAGACCCGCCGTTATCTCCATGCGCTTTCCACCATCATTCAGGTCAATCAGTAGTCCTCTTGGCATATTATTCCCATTCTCCAAGTACGATACGTCCGCCTCCGGTCAGGTTGATAGTTACACCATTACTGTCTATCACCGTCGCCTTGTTCGGCCCGCTAAACCCGAAATTACCAGTCGTTGCATACAAAGCCCCGCGAACGGTGACATTGTTCAGTTCAGCGTTACCACTTTTCGGCATATTCCAGCCTGTCTTCCCGGTCACAAAATTATTGGATTTCAGTGAATCGGTAATTTTTGCGAACTGGATGCTGGCATCCCTGAAGTAAGCATCGTTGATGAACACCTGCCCGTTCTGAATAACGAAAGGAAGGGTCACCGTGGCTCCGGCCTGGTGCGTTACGGCGAAGCGGTCAGCCAGGAAGATGACCTGTGACTGCATGCCGGATGGCGTGTTCTCGACGCCGATCCCCATCCCTGCGGCGTAATACTGTCCATTGCTGGCGACGCCAACCTTGATGTTATACATCGCTTTCAGATCACCATTAACGTTCGCTATGGCCTGAGCGTTGGTTGTGATGGCTGATGTGTGTCCGTTGACGGTCGCCGTGATACCGTTTATCTGCGTGGCCGTGGCCTGCTGATAATCGGAGAACGTCTGGTTCAGGCTGTTGATGGATGCCTTGTTGCCGTTCACGTCAGTCTGCAAACTCAGTAGCGAACGCGCCGTTGCCTCCTTCTCGTTGACGATCACCTCATCAATGCGGTCCAGCTGCGCGCTGTTACCGGCGACGGATGCAGACAGCGTTTTGCGCGCGGCCACCTGCGCCAGGTTGCCCTGAATAATCGCGATAGCGGAGTTCTTCACTCCCCCCGTCATGCCGTCCACAGACACGCTGATATTATCGATACGCTGACCCAGTGCGGTATCGGCCGTCGCCACTGTCTGCTCAAGCTCGCTCAGAGAAGAAGACACATCTCCGACCGTGCTCGACAGGTTTGTAACGCTGGTCTGAACCTTCCCGATATCCTGGGCGTTTTTGGCGATTTCCTGCGCCTGTTGCGCCAGTTCGTCGTTGGCCTGTTTGATGTCGTCAGCCATGCCAGCAATTTTTTCATTGCTGTCTACCGCGTTCTCGATCAGGTCTTTGAACGTATCGGAGCCTTTCATGTCCTCCAGGATTGCATCGGTGATATCGGATACATCAATGCTGGCCTGTCCGCGCACAAAGTCTGTATACCCTGATTCGTTTCCGCTGCGGTCCACCAGCTGCGCGCGGTACCAGAAAATTTGCCCAGCCTTAAGGCCCATCTGCTGATACTTGCGCTGCGGATAAGGCACATCGGTCAGCAGCATCGCATCTTCTTCGGTACCGGTCAGGCTGTACTGAATTTCCGTCTTCAGCGTGTCGTCGGTATTCGCGGGGAATCCCCAGCTCAGCTCAATACCGAATACCACGTTTTCAGAAGCGATGAAGCCGACCGGCTTCGGTGGATTGCCCACTTTCCCCGTCAGCGTTTTCTCTTCTGAATAGCCCCATCCGGACGAGATTTCTGCGGCATTGATTGCGCGCACGCGCACCAGGTAGCGCCCTGCATAAATCCCGGGGACGTCGAATGAAGTGGTGGAGCTGCGCGGCACGTTAACCCAGTTCCCGTCGTTGCGGCGCCATTGCGCTTCATAGGCGATAGCGTTCTGCGCTTGGTCCCAGCTCACGCGCATCGTTTCGACGCTGATATTTTGCTGTACCACAGAAAACGAGCTGATCACGATGTTCGCAGGCGGCGACTGGTTGCCCGGCGGGATCACGCTCACCGGCCGCTGGTCAATGATGGCTCCCGTATCAATGCGATCGAATTTATCCGGATCGTGATTTGCACCGACGATTGTGAACGTGCCGTCATTATTATCAGTTACCGTAATAACGCGATACTGCTGTGCGTAGAGCTCATCAGACTCAATGACCCATACGGCCTCAGCCACAGGCGTTTCGCTGTAAGCAGTCGTAACGGTTACTTTATTGCCCCTTATCGACTGGATGGTGCGTGACTGCGAAACCCCTGATGGCAGATTGACAATCATCCTGTCGCCCGAAGATGCATCCGGTGCCCTGTCCAGCGTCAAAACACGACCATTCACCGCAGAAACACGGCCGCCAAGGTCACGTCCGGAAAGATTTCGGTCGGCTACAGCAATTACATAGCCAGGCTGTGGAATGTTACCGTCTTCCCCTACATTGAAAGTAACAACGCGATCTTTGTTATTGGTGAGGATCCCCCATCGCCCCTTTCGGTTCGCCTCCGATTGCCGGGTACAACCAATAGCTGTTATCTCAAGTTGATTAAAACCATAACGCGAAACCAGCGCCTGTTCAAAAACAGGTTCCATCGCATCAGAATAGGCGTTATCAGGATCAGACCAGGATACGAGCGCATTGGTATAACGGTTCTTTGTGGTGCTGCTGGAATAGGTAAACCGGCCATCGATAACGTTCGCATGCGTGTATGTAAAATCAACATCCCTCGGCATGTCCGCCAGCGCAACAATCTGGTCGTCGCCCCAGTAGGTCATCCCGCGGAAGATAGCAGCAAAATCACGCAGGACCGTATAAGCGTCGTTGCGTTCCTGAATGTAGACGTTGCAGGTATAACGTGGTTCGGTGCCACTTCCGCCTTTGCCATCCGGCACCATCTGATCGCAATACTGTGCAACCTGGTAAAGTGTCCATTTGTCTATGTTCGCTGTTGTGAGACGATCCCCAAGCCCGAAACGGTCGTTAACCACCAGGTCGTAGAATATCCACGCAGGGTTATCTGTCCAGGCCCATTTGAATGTCCCAAGCCACGTACCGCTATAAGTTCTTGTTTCCGGATCGTAAGTATCCGGTACGCGGATGACACGACCACGTGGTTCACAGGCAATTTGTGGAATAGAGCCATTGAACTGGCTGGAATCAAACTCGATGTACAACAGAGCTGTGTTTGGATAGCGCAGTTTGGCATCGATGACCTCTGTATAACTTTGGAGCGTCATCGTGTCGCCAATTTTGGCACTGTTTGCGTCAGCGGTAATTTTGCGCAGTCTGATGGTCCAGGTGCTGCCAGCTTTCGGTAAATCGATGCGATGGCTGCGTTCATAACCGGATGTGGTTTTCCCGGTCACATTAGTATCAAGGACCTTTTGCCAGCTACCACCGTTCGTTTGAAGCTCCACCACATAGTTGATGGAGTACCCAACCAAATCCCCGTTATCCTGCTGTTTGAAAAGAGATGGCCACTTCAGGCGCAGGCGAACCGCCGAAAGCTGCGTATTGGTGAAGGTATGCGTCCAGGCTGTTTCGCTGGATACTTCGGTACCTACGCTGATTTCATTTTCTGTGCCAGGTATCCCCTGAATGTAATCCTGAGCCTGCGTCCCTGGCCGAAACTCCCACACGACACCGCTGAAGTTCTCGGAACCATCAGCATTTTGTAAAGGTGTGCCGTCAAGATAGATATCCTTCGCGGTCAATCCACCAGCAAACTCCCCTTCACCGAGAACCATCAGGATTTTCGCTTTCGCAACGGACTGGAGATCATCGGGCTGCTCGACGGGAGTGCGGGAACTCGAGCTGCCGCCTTTACGTCCGGTAATTGTTTTAGCCATATCGCGCCCATAAAAAAAGCCACCCGAAGGTGGCCTGATAGACAAATATTTGTTATTGCTGGTCTTCTACGTAAATCCCGGCAGAAGCAACAGCGCCGCCGATTCGCCGCTTACCATAGAGAATGGGGACAGGGTTTCCCTGCGAGGTTGTGTTCGTCACGCCACCAAATGCATAGCTGGCTTGGTTATCCGCAGATTGCTTACTGGCGAGCCCGGTTGTCTGTGGAGAAAGCATCTGGACTACGCCACCGATCGCCATTGATGCCCCAATCCCCGCCACAGCTCCCCATCCACCAGCGAAAGCGGTACCACCAATCCCGATCGCAGCCCCTCCCGTGACGAACGCAGCAACAGCGACAAGGGCAACCCCGAGGATTGTCTGAAACACCCCGGCTCGCTTACTGCCGATGATCACCGGCGCGATGCGGATTTCCTCTGTGCTCCTGTCCATACTAAGCTCATCGTTTAAGAGGTTTCGTTTCCCGCTGAATACCGCATAAGTTAAACCTCGTTGCTTACTGGTATTCAGGAAACGTTCAAAACCCGGCACGATAACACTCAGGGCACGGATGGCCTCTTTTGGTGAAGCTACTAATAAACGATATTCACGCCCGAAGGTGGCGCCCAGTATGCCATAAAGCCGGACGGTTCTGAGCGGTTCTTTATCGAGTGAAATTGCCATATTTACTCCATAAAAAAACCCGCCAAAGCGGGTTATATTATTCAGTATTAGTCAGCAAAAAACCGCCTCTCAGCGGATTCATTTGTTCGATATGATTCGGATGTAGTGTGAGGTTGCCACGAGAGCCTGTAGCGAATTTCCGCCAGTTGCACATAACGTTCTGGAATCGTACTCTCGAGACCAGTGACACAACCAATTTTCCAGGTCATCCACTGAATAATCCTTACGAGCCAAACCCTCAGCGATGGTTACGACCTCATCACTGGGTGCTGTAAGCTCATATCCATTCAGCAACAGGAATACGTAACCAGCCATCATGGCAGTGCGTTTGTTTGCATTTGCGAATGGATGATTCTGGATCAGGCTTTCAATTAGAACAGCAGACAGACGAAACATATCGTCTGTCTGCTCATAATATCGAATGGTACTTGGTCGTGACTGTGAAGAACTGAGGTTATTCGGATTCAGGACGCCTATTGGTTCATTTGGCGTCTGAGTCTCGATCAGAGACCTGTTGATGTAAACGATATCGTCAATGGAAAGATAATTGACTCCTTCAACATACTCTATCGTCATCCGTTTCTACTCAGACCTTTGAAAGTTCTTCCATCGCCTTCTCGTAACGAGCAAACCCAAACTCAAAGGCGTTTTTAACTTGACCAGTATGTGAACATGTTTCGCTGATCGCTGCACGAGGTTTCGCCACCGTGGATTTGTCACGAGGCGGAATGTACAAGCGATCTGCCTTTTTTAATGCGTGACCCATGATTATCACCCTCATGCACGTTTGGCAGTGCTTTCTCAAATTATAGGATGTAAACACATCCAAAGATTTCATGACCACTTCAAGTGGTTGAGGATAATTTAATACCATTCGTCATATTTGAGCAATGGGCCCATGTCTGAAGATAGATGCAAGTTCGACGAACTTTATCGCGGCCACTTTGCAAGTTAACCGCATTTTCGCAGAATTTACCCCTCAGGTAATATAAACTATTGCCACGTTCTCAGGAGATAGGCGGTGCCTATGAGCCGTCCTGAGTTTTCAAGAATGCCATAAATAGCACTTTTTGCACAAAATGTATGGCTTGGTTGGAATGCAGAACAACAAAGATTGCTGTAGTATTTCGCCCCCTCTGAATGGGGGTGCTCAGATTTTAACCGCACCCTAATAAAATTTTATGTCTGAGTATCTTCATGGTCCTTTCCATCCAGTAACCGCCATAAGGTACGCGCTGGCTCAGATGTCCATAAAGGTGATGCAGTAGCATGTTGCCTTCCAGCAGAATCCCCGCATGATTCCACTTATCAGCCTGAACCTGCATGATCACCATATCGCCAGGTTTTGGCGGCCCGTCGAATTCACGGAATCCGCACTCATACCAGCAATCCTGATAGAAGTTGTCCGGATAGTCGTTTTCCCACCAAGGATAATCGACCCGGTAATCTTGAAGCTCTATCCCGTGCGTTTGCCGGTAATAGCTCATCACCAGCCCCCAGCAGTCGAAGTGACCAAGCACAAACGGGCGCTCCAGCAGGGGCAGCTCTCCGCGCGGCTGAATGGTGCGTAAATCCCCCTCCGGCCAGCTCACGATATGCCAGGGTAAAAGCGTTGCGTCGCATTGCGCTTTATCCAGTTCGCTCGGCTGCGAAGTGGCATCAGGGTGGCTGTGAACGATGGCGATCACCGTACCCCAGTCCTCAGCAGCTGCGTAATCTTCCGGGCAGAGGACAAAATTTTCCTCCGGCGCCGCGGCAAGATTCCGGCACGGAAAATAACGATCAACACGGCTTTTTTGCGCCACGACACCACAGCACTCACGAGGATATTCAGCGGCTGCATGCGCCATAATCGCATCAATGGTTTTCTGACGCATATTAGCTCCTGATTAGTGAAGTACCCGGGAAACCACCGAACGGCAGTTCTTCATTCTCTCCGAAGCGAAGTTTGCACGCCGTGAGCGTGCCGTTACAGACATCAAGCGAGGGATCATCGACAGGATTATTATTGTTATCGAAGTATCTGGTTCCGGCATAATCGCAACCGTCACCGGTTCGGTACTTATTGCGCATGCACCAGGTGCACAGGGAATGAAGCTGGCGCGTGGGGATCATCTTACCCTGCAACGACATCGGGCTATCGAGTACGAATTCGATACTTTCACCAGGAATTTCGCTTTTTTTTCCATCAATGTAGAAAACGCGTTTTCTGACCTGTTGTGGATCAGCTGTTGTATTACCTTCCGGGAAGTTCTTCGCGTCGAGATAATGCGAATAGGTATCATGGATAGTGACTTTCGCCTGTAGCATATCGTCATAAGCCAGGCACAGCGCTGTAATCTTGCTATCGATATCTGCAACCGTGAGCGTTGGCTGGGCGCTGTTGCCGTCTGTGGAGGCTTCAAGCCCTTCAATTTGATACGGCCAGGCGGCATATTCCTCCCCCTGCCACCAGATACTTTTCGCCTTCAGCTTTGATTCATTGCCACCAGCGGCAGCGATTTCTTCTTCTGTGTGCGGGAGGTTGTATGCGTGAAATCGCAGTACATCATCCACGCCGAACGTAGAGCCATCAACTTCGATAAGCCGGACTTTATTACCGGGCTCAAGGCTTTGATAGTCTGCTGTGATCATGGTGCGTACGCCTGTTTGAATGTTGCGGAAATGGTCAGAACGTTGCTGGATAAGGGCTGTGACTTGATTGATTCGGCCTCAATCCGGTAGAGCCCAGTTTCACCAACTGGCGATGTCCAGATGAATGACTTTGTAACGTGAGAACGAAAGAATTTCAGAGCCTGGAGCATGTCCGTTTTTTTGCCCGTTAGGGTTACAGGCCATGACTGCTTTTCAGGGTTGATGCCTTCCCCGGCAATCTGCTCATAGCCGTCGCCAAAGGTTGCAGAGCGCGTTTTTAGGCTGAACGACCCTTCCATTCCCGACTGTATCTGTGTTCGCCAGGTGAATGTTTCGATTGCCACGTTTCCTCCGGGCATAAAAAAACCCGCCGAAGCGGGTTAAGTAGTGACTATAGATCAAAGATATTTTTTCTTTAAATCTTCGAGCCTGCTATTTTCTTGCTCAGTAAAGGCAGAAGCATCAAACAGCGCCTCTTTATCTGCACCATTTACTCTCGTTACTGTAACTGTGAAGACCGCGTCAGCTGGAGCATCAACCTGCCCCCATTCAGAAAACTTATTCGGAGCCAATGCCCAAGTAGCTTCTTCACCCGGTTCCAGCCCGCCCGCAATTTCGTAGTTAAAGTCTTTTTCCAGCCATGGAACTGAACGTCCATCGCTGGCTATCACTCCATTGAAGAACACTCGGGAAATAGCTTTATCAGTATTGTTTTTCACAACAAGGCGAATAATAGGTTGTGGCTTCCCATACTCTTCAGGTTCCAGGCTAAATCGAGATGATAGAACCTGTACTTTTTTGAGCTCTTCTTTGGCCTTCTCAGAATCAGCTTTTTTCTGTTCAAGCTCTTTGATTTCCTGAATTGCCTGCTCTTTCTGCTTAAGTTCCCTCTCGGCAGTAACTTGCTGAGCATAAGAAATGATTTCATCACCAGTTTTGCCAGACAAGGGTTCGCGCATCTTCTTGCTTAGGTCTTCTTTGTCACTTTCCGACGATGCACGCATTAGGTCAGCCATGTTAATGTTACTGAACGCAACGACTTTTAAAGCGTTATCAAATTCATCCCGTTTATTTTCTGGAAGTGACTCTCTGACCTTGGCTATAGATGATTTCATTGCATCATCAGTTGATGAGTCAATTTTAGGTTTCTCGCACCCGGCCAATAAGAAAGAAAGCAATAACACACCGACAATTTTTTTCATGTCTCTATTCCATCAGTAAAAATTGGGATTAATCCTATCAGGTGTTGGCATAACGACAAAATTTGCTATTCAAATCATCTTGATTTCGTCGCATTCCAGATGAGGCCACCAGGCTGAAGTTGTTTCGCAATACCTGCCCGAACAGATTGATCAATAGTCTGCTTGTAAGCGCGAGAAACAGCATCGTTATTTGCAGATGTCTGCTGCTGTGAATTTTGGTTTTGAACAACTACGGACGTTTGAATACTTACCCCACCGGCCGATGATGACTGAAGCCCATACATCGGAGCGTGGCCAACATAACCGCCATTTGCATAACCCTGTGCGCTTCGCATAAGTGAATAGAGGTTTCCAACCCCCAGCGCACTTGTTGCCTCTTTGGTAAAGACGAATTCACCGCCATGAACGACACCTTTTGGCTGATATTTTCCCCCATCTCCGGTATAGCCAACCGCGCCGCCCTTATCAAACTCAGGAATGTAACCACCTGACCAGGCCTGTATTCCGAAGAAATTACCTATTGCCGTTCCACCAAAGGCTGACTTCATTCCGTTGACCAATGCCAACTGCGTAAGCATTTGGGCGGTGCCCTTCAGGAAGGTAGACAGGAAATCTGAGAAGTTAGATTTACCTGTAGTAAAAAAGTCGGTGAGCGTGCTGGCCATCCCGGTGAACGCATTGCTGGTAATAGTCTGCACCTGCGAGTAAACATTGGTCGCGCTGTCCTCAAATTCAGCCCAGCCCTTTTTCGCGCCAGTCAGCCAGTCGCCACGTAACCGGTCCTCGGCATCATAGTAATCATTCGCCGCTTTAAGCTGCTTTTGATAACTCTCGTCGTCAAGCGTGCCGCCTGAGTTGATCCAGCCAGAAGCAAGCTGACTTTTCGCGAGTTCACGCTGAGCTAACCGATCGCTCATTCCAGCTCCACCAACCAAAGCAGCCTGTTTCTCAGCCATCTGCGTGACATATTTCTGAGAGGTATCCATTCGCTTGTTCAGCTGGTCCTGTGCGGTAATCTGATCACCTAACAGGGCTTTCTGCCGTGCCAACTGAAGCACCTGGTCTTTACTCGCCAGCAGGGATTGTTCCTGCTTCGTCAGTGAACGTGAACGCGAGGCTTCTTCCAGTACCTGAAATTTCGCCTCAGTGGTCCACAGATCTTTGCGCTGCTGGCTGATAGTGTCGTTCAGCCCTTTATGCTGCTGAAGAGCACGCAACTGCGCCTGAAGCGCCAGCAATTCGGCCTGAGCAGCGTCAGCACTGCGGTCGCCAGCAGATACAGTGCCCTGTTTTCCTGTTTTCGTTTTTTTGCCAAACGAAGCGACTGCTTCCCGATCCTTCTGAGTGGTCGCGGCGTTTATCTTGCGGGATGTATCGAGGTACTTGCCTGCGCTAATGTCAGCCGCGTCCCAGTCCTTTTTCAGCTGAGACACGCTGTTACCATAAGCGCCGGCCATTTGTTCGTTATAGTCCTGCCATCCCTGCAAAGTATCAGTTTTCGCCCAGTCAGGAACGAGATTAATCGCAGCCGCGATAGAAGAAGAAATAATCTGGTTCAGCTTCTGGAAAACTATCGCGACGCTGTAATAAATTGCGTTAAATTCCTTTAGCGTGTTTGATGCCAGTTCAGCCACCCACTGACCGATGCTCTGCATAGCCTCAGACGCCCATCCCTTGATATCAAGCCACAGGCGGCCAAATGGTGTCAGCGAGTCGTAAGCCTGCTCTCCGCGCTCTGCCATCGTGTCGCCAAACAAACCCATAGCTTGAGTAACGGCAGCGGTCTGGTCTTTCTGCTTAACTAGCTCGTCAATGTGCTTTAGCTGTGAAACGGTGAGAAAGTTGAATTGCTCATTAAGGTTCTGAAGAGCCTTAACCGGATCCTTTTCAATATCCTTATAAGCTTTGGTAATGTCCTGAGCCGAAACGATACCAGTTTCAACTGCCAGTGCTGTCGCTTTGGTAGCTTTCTCAAGCTGTTGCTGGGTCATTGAGCCGATACCAACCAGCTCTGTCATCAGACTCTGGACAGTGCCCACCGTAGCCCCGGTTGAAGCAGAGATTGACTGGGAGGATGCCATAATCTGTAGGGCTGACGTACCGGCTATGTTTCCGGTGCGGATGATAGCTTTATTGATTTCGTCATAGGCTGTGAAGTAGTCCGATCCCGCTTTTGCCGCAATCAGTACAGCGCCAGCCAGACCACCAATCGCAACACGCGCCGGGGTTACCATGGATAACATCGCTTTTAGCGCGTTCCCCACTCCGCCAAAGGAATCACGCAGCTGGCCACCCTGCTGGATAGCGACCATATAAACCGGCATACCGGAGGCCAGTGAGGTCACAATATCCGTCATTTGCATTGGCAGGTAACGCATGGCATTACGGTACTGCCCCGCACTGATAGCTCCAGATTTCCAGGACTCTTCCTGCTCTTTTAGTCGGGCAATCATTGGCGCAGCGCGATCCGATACGCCGAGCTGGGCCGCCTTCAGTTCGAGCAACTCTGCACGGGTTTTTCCGATTGCTGAAACCTGGTCCTCAAGTGAGTCGATAAAAGTTTTGCCTGCGGCAGCTGCCCGTTGTGCTGCCTGTGCCTGCTCAATGCGAGCACGGCCCTCCGCTGTTTCAGATACCATGACCTGCGCTAGTTTCGCGCGGGTCGTCTCAAGCACGCTGTTGTAACGAGTAAAGTCCTCGTCACCCACCAGACCTTTGCTCCGGAATTTAGCCAGGCTTTCCTGAATGGTATCCAGCTCGTCCAGCGCCTTGTTAACAGGGCTGATTTTATTCAGCAAGTTTTGCAGTTCCTGCCGTTGCTGTTTCAGGCTTTCGCTGTTTTTTTTCTGGTTGTCGATCCCGGTGCGGAACGTACTGTTCAGGTCATCCGCTTTACCTGCCGCGGCGGACGCAGACTCCTGAAAGCGATCCAGCGCCTGGTTGCCGCGCTCCAGTTCACTGGTATTTACGCGCAGCGAAATAGTAGCGATGTCGTTACTCATCCAGCACCCTCTTTATGCATAATTTTTAGCGCGGTTCGCTCCATTATCTGGAGATCGGAAAATGCGGTTACCTCGTCGTGTACGTTATGCAGACGCATTACCCAGGGAAGGACGTTGTAATCAAGCCCTGTTGCGCCGCCCATCCCCGTGCGCCACTGCGTACTGACGGACTGAAATACCAGAAATGAAGGCCAGACATCTGGCCAGACATCGATGTATTGATCGTCGTAATCATCCGGCGTGAGCCCATATGGTGCCAGCTCTTCCGCAGTGGGCTCAGGCGTATAGAACGCCGAGGCAACCGCTATCAGTTTTTTTCGCGCTGCCCCATCAGTTCGCGATAGTAGGTTTCAGGGATAGCCTTCATTGCAGCCGGATAGTTTTCCAGCAGCACCGAGAGATTTTCCGCGTTGAATGTATCGGGGAGCGCCCAGCCAGAAATAATTTCCATCAGAAAATCAGTGGCGGTTTTGCCTTCCAGTTTTTCCAGATCAGCAAGCTCTTTGAGTGGCTTATGATTAAACGTGAAGGTCAGCACGCCATCCTCATCGCCGGCGCGCGGGATCGAGACGTTGGCCTTAAAAGTTGGTTTGGGCTGGAGGGTGAATTTGGTAGCCATATTTTTCCCGTAGAGTTGTGGCCCCGAGTGGGGCCGGGATTAATTTGCAGCAGTAACGGTGACATCACAGGTCGCGGTTTTCGCGCCATCGGCGGTCGTACCTGTGACAGTGGCATTGCCTTCCGCAGTACCACTGACCTTGCCAGAGGCATCAACCGTTGCGATCGATTCATCTGAAGATGTCCAGATCACCGTTTTATTGGTGGCGTTAGATGGTTCGACAGTAGCGATCAGCGTGGCGGTTGCCCCTTGTTTAATGCTCAGGGTTGGCCGATCAAGGCTGACGCCGGTTACCGCTACTGTCTCAGTTTTTCCCGAGTCGACCTTGTAGAAGGTCATTGCAGGCGATTGCAGGTTCAGCACGACGCTTACCGTTTCGACTTCGTTCACCGCCGTGGCCGGCGTGTCGTCAAAAGATGCCGTGGCCGCCCAGTAACGGTTCTCCTTCGCCTTCGGTACGTACATGTACGCCGCCACAGTCTCTTCGTCTTCGTCCAGCTGGCGCAGAAGCGGATAAACCGGCAGAGTTGAGTCGTGAGCAATCGAGTAAGTCTGAGAGACAGCGGATTTATAGGTATTCAGGTTGCGCTGGCGATCATCGCTGAGGAACTGAATCTGCGTGGTGTTCTGATCACCACCGGATTTCGATACCTCAGTGATTTGTGGCAGTTCGGTCCATTCTTCAATTTTGCGAATAGAGCCGGAACCGCCACCCGCCGCGTATTTGTTTTTGTTGGTGGTATTGATGTTGCGAAGAGTGACAGCATTCTCCGCAATCGCGTCGATTTTCGCGATAACGTTATCAATACCCGACCAGTTGCAGTTCACGTGAACGATATCGCCGACCGCAATATCGTCCGCGGCGCTGACGGTGATCACCGCGTGCTCGGCATTCGTCGCGCCGGTGAAAGTAATGGCCGGGCCATAGCCCGACGCCAGATAAACATGAGCGCCGTTAGGCAGTGCAAAGCCCATAATGGTTTCTCCTTCAGAAACGGGAAAACCGGCTCAAGGCCGGTCAGTTGTGGGACATCACTGAGGGAATCAGTTGGTGATGTCTGCCCTATAATTCAGGCTGACAGGAACGGAGTAGGACACAGGTGTAGGGACCCCGCGGAATATGCCAGGCGCGCTGCCAATCCAGCAGGTAAAATCTTTGCCTGCAATTTCCAGCCCCTCGGGGAACAATTCCGCTACTCTGCCAGCCAGGGCAACGACGGAGGTACGGCCGGAGCCGGCTGGCGCCACGACATTAATCTGGTACACGCCTGAATAAGTCCGGCAGCGCAATCCGAGATCGATTGTTCTCGGCGTAACAGGCATATCGTGAACGGCCAGGTACATCTCGTTAGCAGGAGGTGTAAACGGCACGTTCTCCCATGCAACAGAAATGCCCTCGGCATCGGCCCAGGTACCCAGTCTGGCGGCCAGTGCAGATGCAATATCAGGAATCACCTGGACACCTCCTTGACAGCTTCCTCAAAGAAGCGTTGAAACTCAGCAGCGGTTATACGGACCATTCCGCTCGGTGCCTGTGTGGAATGCCCCATTTCAAGCGGGTATGCATACGGGACGTTGTTGCAGAAATAAATGGCCTTCATCCCGACTTTGAACAGTGACAGCGTGTAGTTCCCGGCTGCTTTTGTCAGGTCGCCGGTCTTGTCTATTCGCCCTGTTTCATCAGCTGTCGGAGCATCAAACGATACCTGCCAGTTACCGCGAAAGCGTCCGCCCGTATACCCCGGCGGTGCTTTGATATCCATCCCATCCACCACCCGAGCTTTTTTCTTCAGTCGCCCGGTTTTGGTCAGGTTGTCGGGATTTGCCCGCTGCGCCTCGTTATGGTCGTAAACAGCGCGATTATAGGAAACGGCTGTCTGGTTAACTTCCCACAACTCCGGGTTGCCCACTGGGGACATCATCACCAGTTGGTTAAGTATTTTAATACCAACCGTGCGCACCACAGCTTCTTGATTCGCTTTGGCCTTATTGACGAAGGCTGTGATTTCAGCGAGGAATGCCGTGTTCTCGCCCATGTTAAGCCCTTAGTTGCGCTTTGTAGCAGAGAACCAGCGAGGCAGGTTTTGCAGGGTTGGGGTTCACAATGCGGTAGGCTGTGCCGTCTATATCAATCACATCGCCGATTTTAATTTCCTGCTCTGACGTAAAAACAATCTGCACGTCGCCGTTTACGATGACCGTTCCATCAATTTCGCCTGGTGTGTATTCGGTCTTCACGCCCACAGCAGTAAAACGGACCTCTTCAGTTTTATGCTCAACGCCGCCGATAACCGTTACCGAGCCTTTACGGGTGACGTTGTATAACGCTCCGTTCTGCCTGAGCATGCGCGTTGTTCTGGCCTGCATACGTAGGTAATCAATGGGCATTCGTCAGCGCCTCTCGATTTGCAGATTGATAAAATCAGTTTTGAGTGATTCGATGGCGCCAACCATAACGTACGGAAAACCACCGCTATGCCAGGCATCCATAACCGCACCGCTTTCATCAATAAGCAAAATAGCCATGCTACGATAATTGCCTTCTCGAGCAGCATGAAGCGCCTCTTCCAGAAGCCTAATAACCTCTGTTCGGTTATGTTCCAGATCAGCATCTTTTCTGCTCGCCAGGTTAATAACTTTCAGGTCCGGCATGTCATGCCCTCTCTGCAAATGCATTGATTGCGTAGCCACGACCACCAGCAAGATCGCCCAGCAGCCCCATCACAGCAGGATACGACGGTGTAAAGACTTCGCCATCTGCGACCGCATAGGTCATCGTGACAGCGCCTTCCACACGTTCAGTCTTCACTGCTGCCTCACGCACACTTGTGAGCAGATCACCATCAATAGCCTCAACTGCAAGCATGCACTGAGCTGTAATGACCTGCCGAGGCACCTCATCCATGGGGAGGTCGTAGCCGTCCATGACGACATTCGCACGTGGCCAGGCCAGCGGCTGTCGAGGGTCTGCTTTTGAGCCAACCCAGTCCAGGCCCTCCAGGTAATCCATGGCCTTAATCAACAAGGGTGTGAGCTGGTCAGGCAGTTCAATGCCACGTATTTCCGCAAACAAGGCAAGTTCCTCTTCACCGGCGTAGCTGTTGGCATCCGGAGAGGTGATATCGGTATTGATCATCTAATCATCCTGTTTATGGGGCTTTCGCCCCATTCGTTATTCTCCGGCAGGCGCAGTGAAGGTGATCTCATCAGTGGTTTTCGCCACTCCTTCAATAGTGCCGGTTACCGTGAAGGTACCAGCAACGTCTGATGTGAGTTTCACCGTTGCACCACCAGCAGAGCCGGTTTGAGAACTGGCCGTGCTAAGCGTGCCGCCTGTAGACGTCCACACGACGGTTTTACCGGATACACCGGAGCCGTTCAGCATGTACTTCAGAGAAACAGTTACCGCATCTGTGCTGTCAGCGGTTGCGGAGTTTTTATCCGCTGACAGCGTTACTCCCCCGCTGCGGATTCCAGTTTGATCAGCACGCCTGCCGTTGATTTGTTGCTGGTGAAGTGCTTCTTCCAGTTGCCCGCAGTGCCGATGGCGGTCAGGTCAGGGTTATCACCTTTGGCGGTATCCCAGCTGTAGCCCAGCAGATCAACGTTCACCACGCCTTCAGCGCGATAGCCAACCGCAAGGTTTTCCTGATCGTTGATATCGTAGGAACGGAAGCCCGGCGCCTGAGACTCGGTAACGGTCACTGCGCCGGCTACCAGCCCAAGGATCGCATCAGCATCCATGGTGTCGGTCACCAGCACAGGTTTACCCAACGTACCCGGCTGCCCGCCGTAAACCACCACGCCCGCTTCTTCGTAAATTTTGTTGGCAATCGCCTCATCCACAATGTCGAAGTAGGTCGCGGAGTGCATCACGAACAGAACCACTCGGTTAAACTTGTCGCCATATTTGCGCAGGCCACGCGTCAGGGTCTTTTTACCGTCGGTCTCAATGTCGGCGGTTACGACCATGTCGGCGTTAGCACCAATCGCCGCAGTCAGCGCTTTCAGGCCATATTTCACATAGCCTTCCAGCGTGGCATCTGCGACATCAACGCCGATCACTTCGGAGAACTCATCAACGGAGCGGCCACGGCGTTTAAAGGCCTCTTCCGTGGTTTCATACGGGCCGTATTTCCACGGTGCTTTAACGGATACCGCTTCACCGGCGCCGATCTTTTTACCTGTGACTTTATCGACAGAGTTCACATTGCGCGATTCAATGGAACCACCAACTTTGTAGAAAGCGCGTTTACGGAAGTCGCCTTCAATCAGTTCGTTATCCAGCAAAATCGCACCGTTGGAGGAAGCGTTGAACACTTCCAGATTGTCCTGGCGACGCTCAAGAAACGCGGTCTGCGCCAGATCGTCATAAATAACCAGGTCGGTATTAACAGTCGTTGCCATGGTATAAATCCCTTATTTCGGAAGTTTGAGGAAGGCCTGCTGGCCGTGTTTGCGGATGTAGTCCGCTTTGTCGCTGGCGCTCATTTCGGAACGTTTCAGGCTTCCACCACCGTTTGGCTTGTGTCCGCCCGCGCCCGTGCCTTCTGCGCGAGGGAACAGATGCGGAGCCGTCTCCTTGAGTGACTCCGCCCACTCAAGCGGGCTTAGTGGGGTTTTGCCGTCTTTGCCGAACAGAACATCGCCATTTGCATCAACCGCTATGGCCTCGCCTTCGTCGTTGAGCTGGAATGTGCCTTTGGCACGCAGAATCAGATCGTCAGAAGCTTCAGGCAGCGCGCCCGCTTTAGAGGCTGCTGCCCGGATTGCATCCCCGAGGACCCGATCCCGGAATTTGTTGGAGAACGCTTCAGCTTTTTCCGCGCGCTCGTTTGCCGCTTTGATCTGCTTATCAACGTCAGCACGCAGACGCTCGGTACGCTTATCCAGCACCTCGTCAATTTTTCCGGCGGCGATAAGCTTCGCCTCTTCATCGTCAGAAAAACGCTGGAGAATGCCGCGTACAGCGTCTGGATCGATACCGTCAAAGCGCGACAGGTTTTCTTTTTGCTGTTTGATGGTGCCCAGCAGTTCAGAGTTTTTCGATTTCAGGCCAGTGACTTCACTGGTCACACGCTCATCAATCAGCTTCTGGATTTCGGGGGTAATTTCGATACCACCGCCACCACTGCCCTCACCGCCGCTTTCAGGTGCGTAATATTTCAGAAGCATGTTTCGAATTAACATAATTTCCCCTCGGGATTTTGTCGGGCCTCGCCCATAAAAAAGCCCCGGCGGATGCCAGGGCGTGTAGAAAGTTCTGGTTGTCAGGTTCAAGCGCCTGATAGCTGCTTAAGACGCTCCATGCTGATCCACTCGCCTTTATCACTGAACATATCAGCCAGGTCGATTTTACCCGCGCGGAACAGACGGCCACGCTCGGCACCCAGAACCTGATCCTGCCTTTGAGCTGGCTGACGCGCGAGCCATTCAAGATACGTGGTTTTAGCAGGTACCTGCCCATCCATGCTGGCACGAGTGCCCTCGTCCATCTCATTAATATCAATGCCGAGTTCGCGCCAGGACTTGATAATCAGGGTTTCAGTAGAACGGCAACAGAAATGAATTTTCCCGGGCCCTTGCAGGTAAGGTATTTTGTGCCCGAGCGGTTTATTATCCAGGGTGTAGCGCAGCAGGTCGCGAATAATGCAGTCGTGGCTTGTTTTATTGTCCAGCGTAGAAAGCCACTGCTTACCCTTTACGATGTCACTGTTGGCGCTGGTGAAGCTGTTGCGCGCGGTGGCAGCAAGATGATTCACGGCTGTTTTAGCGATGCTTGCGGCGTTTGCCCTGCTCATCTGGAGCGCGCCGTCGCGATAGTCTTTATTCGCATGACCCCGCACGCTTCTGGCGATGGTTTCAACCGTGTCGCCAGCAAGATAGCCACGGCGTACAGCGTTTACGATCCGCGCCAGCCTGTCCGATTCCAGATTATCCGCCCACTCACTCAGCAGCCGCCCCTGAAAGGGTTGAGCCATCGCTGCGGCATAAACCATATCTGCGGTGATTCCCTGTAGCGGGTAGCGTGCCAGCACCTGTGAGGGAAGAAGGGAATCGAACAGGCTCAGCTGATAACTGACCTCGTTCCTGCAAAGCGCCAGCAATTCCCCTTTCAGCCCGGACTGCATCGAAGCGACAGCCTGATGGTTAAGTTCGCGTACGCTGACGAGCAAGCTTTCCAGACGTGTAACCGTGAAGCTATCAGCCGGGAGCCGATCCAGTGCATCCAGCAGACGGGCAGACAGTTCTGCGTCCGTCTCGTTGAGCAGCTTCACCATCCGGTTCGCCACGCCCGTCGCATAGCGGCTAATCCAGACGGAATGGGCAATGGCCTCATCCCGCAAACTTTCGTTTACAGTTGCCATATCAGCCCCCGGTCAACGTGGGGGCCTGGTTGCGGAGCGCATCAATCACATCATCCGGGCTGTCTGCCGGGTTGATGAGGTCGAGTTTCTGAAGCGCCCGAATCATGTCAGTATCGCGCAGCGCGCCGGACTGCCAGGCGTTCACAATGGCGGTGACCATCCCGGATTCGGCAACCTTCGCTATAAATTCCTGGTTGATGATGTAAGCTGGCTCATCCCCATTAATGCCCAGGTATTTTGCACACCAGCCCAGCGCCAGCGTGTAAGCCTCAGAAACGTTCGAAACGCAGATACCCAGCACCGATGTTGATGATGTCTGCTCACCGCTCGCCTGGGTAGCAGTCTTGGCCGTGGCGTTCTGCTCAATCAGTCGGGCGCCCAGCTGCACCATGTAATCGCGCTTGCTGTCCATGGCCTCTTTAGCCAGCATGTTCGGCTGCGCCTGGGCATAGCCAAACGAGCCATCTTTAGGAAGCAAAAGCGGTGATCGGGAACCAATTTTCACGCCCTTCTTTTCGAGGTGATCGCGCCAGTTGGTATCAAGCCCAGTCATATACGGCTGCACCTGACCACAGAACCACACGCTGTCCTCATAGTCAGCGCTGTTTCGATAATGGCCATGGTTTATCTCCACCAGCGCGGCCAGCGGTGAATCATCGATAGTGGGATCGTTGTTCTGAGCACCGACAAAGGTGAACGGGATTTCGTCCCAGTAATCATTCCCTTTCGGCTTAGGGTGGTACTCACTATCAACGGTATAGGTTCCGCTTGCAGTGCCACCAGCCCGGCGCCATACCCGGCAGATAAACTTCCCTTCTTCCAGCGCCAGCTCGCGGTACTGAATTTCGTCCTTGTAAGCGTAACCATCCGGCTCTTCTACGCATTCGCGCAGGACCACCAGCACCAGCTGATCGCGTCCGTTAATGCGCTTCGTTCGCCAGTTAATGATGTTCTCTGCCGGATAGCAGAGAATGATCGCTTCGTCTGATGCTTCTGCATAGTCAACATAAAGCCCATCACGCGCCACCTCCAGCACGTTCTCGGTCACCAACTGTGACTGCTGATAGATGCTGGTACCCGCCCCGTCAGCATTGTCCAGCAGGTATTTCAGCTTCTCCGGGCCGTTAAACGTTGGGTCTTTGCGATACGCCATGCCAAGCATGCCGATCTTCGTATTGCCAGCAATGGCGTAGAACACCGCACGGCTTAGATAGTCCTCATTGCGCTTGCGATTGCGCGTGGATTTATCGGTTGGATCGAGATAAGGCAGATACTTATTGCCCGCCGCTTTTACGGCCTCAGCTCCTTTGCAAAAGTCTCTGTATTTCCGCCAGGCAGCAGAAGCCGCCCGATGTTCTGGTCGAACCCAGGTGATGTCGTCGTTTGCCATATCAGAAAGTGGTGTCCATGGTGATTGAGTATGCCGGTTTCACGATGGGGTAATCCTTCACAATGAAGTACCCACCAGCATCATTGGGGTGATCGTTATCCGCTGATTTATCCGGTTCGCCATTGGCCGCCCAGATTTGCTGCTCGAGGCTTTCGGTATAAACCGGGCAGTTATGGACGTTCACCAGATAGCGGCGCTCACCATTGGCGTTGCAGAACATGGCGTTCATCGAGTTAATGCGGTCTTTAACCGGGGGGTTTGCATCATCAACGATGACGCTGAATCCGGCATCATTAAGCTGGGCAATATCGGACTTGCTGGCGTTCTGCGATTTGCGGGAGTCGCCTGACGCATCCGGATAGATGTAAATCTCCCGGCTCTTCACGTAGCGACCATCCTCGTAGCGCCAGAACTCTTCCTGTATACGCTTAATCATCGCTGGCGTGTCGTAGACCTTCACCAGCTCGCGAACCGCTCGCGGTAGCCCGTTACGCTTTACGTGAACAATCGCGGCCATTTTTCCAACGTTGAAGTCCATACCGATAAATAACGGATCCCCATCCTGAATCTCGTCAGAACAGTTGTTCAGCTTACGGTTAAAGGTGTGGTAAATGGTCCCGCTGTTGAGGTTAGTGAACTTCCCGCGCAGGTAAGCCTGAATCAGTTCATCAGGATAAGAACTCAGCAGCGACGGGATGTAATCCGGGGGCAGGTTCTTCGCGTTGTCGAACGTACTGGCCTGTATCAGACCGTACAGAGCAGAAAGCTCGGGCTTTTCACGCACCGCCTTCACGAACTGCTGGTAGACGAATTTGAACCCTTCCGGCGTGGTGGTGACGTCAATACCGTTACGCAGACCGTCTACCTTGTAACGCATACGGGCTATGATTTTTCGCCATGCCTGTTGCGCTTTAGCAGCCGCCATGACGTCCAGTTCATCCACCATAGCATTACCGATTTTAAAGCCGACTATCGAGCCGGGCTTTTCCATCGAGCGGCAGATGGTTGTCCCGCGGTACCGTCGCCCCTCGTAGAAGTGAACCTCTTTGTTCCCCTCATTGATTATGACGCTCAGCCCCCAGTCAAAGGCCACTTCCTCAATCGTCGGGTAGAAGATGTCACGAATCTGCGGGTACGTCGGCGCGAAATAGCCTTGGTTAATCTTCGGGTGTTCCCACATTCCCTTACAGATGCCGCCACAACCCACCCACGTCTTACCGGAACCGAACCCGGCAACATAGGCTTTGAATTTGTGCTGCATCGAGAGGAAACGCGCCTGAGGAATGTTAAGCGTCGGGCTGATCCCCATCTTCCGCCCTCGCGTCCACTACGTTGATATTGATCTGAACTGGGGTCGGTTCGTCATCATCACCATCACCGGCCAGCTTTTTGCGGAGTTTCTCAACCTCCAGCTGCCGGCGGTCGATTTCGATCTGCTGGAGACGCTGAGCGAACTCGCTATCCGCCAGGCCAAGCCGTTTCATTACGGCTTCGAACATACGCTCACGGCTGATAGCGGTTATCTCGACGCCGTTCTTTCCGATCTTTACGCCGGAGTAAGCGAGTCGCGAGACTGGCGAGAGTTTACGCGTATCAGCGAAGTAAGGCTGGCCGATACCATCGCCGTTGCAGCGTGGGCAGGCAGGGTTAGGCTCACGATTATGGTCATAGCCATAACCACCAACATCAGCGGGCTCGCGACTTTTCCGCTCAAGCGCTTCGAGTCGTTTCTCTTCGAACTCCACCATATCGCGCCACTGGTACTGGTGACCGAAGCCCCAGCAGTAACGACACGCGCCGCGGCGATACTGCGATAGCTGGTTTGCATCGAAGGTGGCAAGCTGCCACATCTGCGCGAGGACTTCATCGGCACCGCCAAGCGTGCGCGCAATGGAGGCTTTCTGCTGCTGCGCAATGGCCTGGGCAACGTTAGGATTCGTTATGAGCTGGCGACCGTAGTTTGGGTCACTATAACCAGCACGTGCAGCGGCAGCGGTGGCGTTGTTGTCCTTCAGGTACTCCGCGACAAATAAGCGTTGCTGAGCCGTAAGTCCATCATCATCCATCAGCTCATTTGCGCTTTGTTCTTTCTGCGCACTGCGCACTTTTTTCTGCGCAGATTTTTGCGCAGTTTGCGCAGAAGGTTTTTTGATATATCGACGGGCGGTAGCGTAATTCAGTCCCTGCGCTTCACACCACTCCTTCGGTGATACGCCGGTTGCGGCATGTTCGGACAGGAACCGTTGCTGAAGCACGCCCCAGTCCGGTTTAGCCATAAAATCCTCTTTAGTTTTCTTCGTAAATGATCAATATTACTTACAATACGTTAATAATGAAAAAGTTGAGATTATAATGACATATAAAGATGAAACAAAAACTGAAGTAAAACCAAGCACTAATGCCATTTTTGATGAAAGCTCTAAAAATGAAAAGAACAGCCTCGTTGACTCCCCTGAAAGTGAATTAATTAGCACTGCGCTGACGTCATCGAACATAGGGGAAAAGAAATTTAGGTGGATATGTTTATTGCTAATAGTCTCAGTTTTAGCAAATATTGGTTTTACACTCTGGGTTTCACAAACCGACCCCTTAAAAGGCATCGCTTTTTATGCTTCAAACTGGGCTGTTACCGGCGCGATTATTGATTTCGCCAATTTGCCTACTGGTAAAGAGAAAAATAGTATCACGGGCATCCTTAAGCTTATCCCTGCGCTGAGCAGTGCTGTTCTCTATTCTGTTTTGCACTATATAGGTTGATAATACTTGACTAAAAATGGAGAGGCGCTTTATCAAATCAAGCCCCCTCCAATTAATTTCAAAAAACCACCATTTAAAATAATCATTGAGAATATTGTGTTGATTGTATATTTTCATTATAAAAAAAGATAATCTTCGGTTGTTTGTCATACCCATTATTATACCGATAAAACCGCCCGTAGGCGGCTTGATAGCCACAATTAGATTCTAACTATCTGAGCCACAACCTGGGCATAAATGATAATTACCCTCATATTCCTCATGCTCATCCAGCCACACTTCGAATGAGCTAACTTCAGGTACCATACAGTCAAGATAATCATCAAATCGATCCATCATTACAACATCGTCATAGCTCTCAGCATCGGCCTCCCATAAAGAGACAACATAGAATTCTTCACCACGGTCACAACATGGGAATGCTTTTGTTCACTCATTTTTATCTCATTAGCTAAAGCCATTAACTTACTTCAGCAAAGGATTTATGCACATTCCAATATCAAGACCACCGGCAGACTAGCGTTGTAATGGCTGCCACCTATCGGAGCATTTCCCCTTATTAACCCTCACCACGGTATGCTATACCTGCTCGCCATTACGCGACTCGGGGCAGCATTATGGCTGCTGCATGGCCTTATGGCTGCGGTCAACCCGCTTATTGCTTCAAGATCTTTAGCCCATCCACAAGTGAAAACAACCTGAGGAAATTCTTAATATCCCACGCTTACGCTTGTTGTTATCTGCCTGGCTGCCAGGCTATACATGACTCTGATGCGGAGAATGCCAACTCCGGGGAACATCAATAAAAAGAGCAACGAAACTGAGACTCCTGTAGCCCTCTCTGAGAGGGCTTTTTTTTGCAAAAAAAAGCCAGCTCGGACAGAACTGGCTGGGTCTAGCAGTAAGTAGGTATTACTTCGCACTCATTTCGACGTGTACCCTATTCCTTTAGTCAAGCATTCAGATGCCGGGTGCCTCCCGGTGGACTTGCATCACTCTGCAAACCCGCAACGTTACGTCCAGCAGTGACTGGTTGCCCCTCCGCTCAGGGGGATTCATCTGTATGGCAGAGATATCGAATCACTCGTGCCATTAAAATGTAGCTGACAGACAAAATAAAGTTGTGAGCATTGTTAAAATTCTTCGCTAATCATTCATTCCGCATACCCATCAGGCATTAGAAGAAAGTAGATTTTCGTTCCTTTGAGTTATTTATTTAATACACCTTTTTACTTTTGAGAAATGGATTACATTTACATTCTCTTGTAATGATGACCCCTTTGGTCTCCCTTCCGAATTGCAGGATTTCATTTCTGAAGGGACTTTTTTCCTTTCCCGCCTTGATAAATACTCATTGTTTTCTAGACTCTTACATAGACTTTGCTATGTCAGGTGAAGTCGTCGTTCAGGACTACCCGTGTGCTCAAGGATGAGCCACCCTGATTTGTTCAAGCTTTTCCCTGCTAATTAATCATCTGCGCCACAAGAATTGTCCATTTGTATAACAGAATTCTCAATATTTGCTACGGTTAAAGTCCAGAGGAGAGACTGTGTCCGAACCTCAGGGATGAGGCTCAATTTTTCCCGCAATTTGCTTTCCATGCTTTGTTATGCGCCAGGATGTCACGCTTCGTCTGCTTATCCAGTACATCCCAGTCGTGATGCGTACCGTAAATGGGTTTAACCCAGTCGCATGCAGTGTCCACCACCTCAACCCTTACGGGTCCATTTGTCCCGCAGCTCGCGATCAACATCGACGCCAGGCATATGGTTAACAGTCTGATGTACATTGCTGGCCTCTTTCGTTGCTTCTACCCGGCGTTCGGCTACCGTGACCGTTGCCGCTGCGTTATCTTCTGCGCGCTGCTGGTCGGCTTTCGCTTCCGCTTTGCTGGTGCCGCGAATATTGCCTAGGCCAAAAGCGCCGGCAATAGCGGAAATAACCAACGCGGCCAGCCCGATTATCGTTTCGATCCCCACATTCACCTCACACCAGAACGGATTTCGCCAGGTTAAACAACGCGCGGCGTTTATCCAACCCGTTTTTGCCGCCATTGATAAGAAGCGTCACGCGCTCCACGTCGCCGGAATGAAGCAGGCAACCTCGGGAAACATAAAACCATGCAGCTGAGCGCGCGGCGTATTCATCCTGTTCAAGCAGCTCCGGGTGGGTAACAAGTTCCAGTTTCAACGCCTGGCCACAACTGCGATAGTTGCTCAGGCCGGTAATCTGTTTCAGCCCACGACCGCGATATTTCCAGCCATCACCGGCAACCTGATTGCCAAGATGTTCTTTTCCCCACTCTCCACCGTATACCAGATTGGCGATCGCTTTCTGGTTTGCTGGTTGCGTTGTCGTTCTGCCAAGTGCAGCGGCTTGCTGAGATGTGATGCGGTGGCTGCCGAACGTCGGCACCAAGTTTTCTGCCGCATAATTAAGATTTTCCACCACACAGGTAAATCTGGAGCTTTCATGCCCCATCTGGGCAATAAACATCGCCTGATCAAGCGGTGTGGTTATGCCGTATTCCTTCATAGCGGCGTCGATATGCGGAAACCAGCGCGCAGCTAACCCGGCGCTGATACCAGCCGCCTTCTGAAATTGTGTTTGATTCATTAGTGCCTCAGATGATCAACCAGACGTGCAACGTTGCCTTTGACGGCCACCAGCACGGAAAGGAATATGATGTTTGCCGCAATGGTGGCCCATGATGAATGCGGGTAAATCCCACACAGGTACGCCAGCGGTACAGCGCTATAAGTGACGGTAATCAGCCAGGCAAAACGCGAAATCCATGGCCGATGCCGCGAATCACCGCGGCGATAAAACATCAGAGTAATTACAACTCCGGCGCAGAGCAGCGCGTTGATAGTTGCTGTTGGGTCATTTAGTACCACCTGAACCTCCCCGGCGCGTTATCAGCGCCACCAGCGAGCCAATGTCCTGCTTGTTCAGGAACGTAAGGATTTGAACGGCTAACGCAGAAGCTATTACGGCACCGATAGCATCCAGAGGCTTCTCGGTGTACCCCGTCCAGGATGTAAGTTTTGAACCCAACAGCCCCGAACAAAGAATGCCGACGATATACGACACGAAGAAGTATGCCAACCGACGTAACACACTTAGGTCAGCCGCTGTCGCTATGTAAAATACGGCGCCCGCAAATGCACCAAAAACAACACCGTAGTCAGTTCCGGTCAATAGACCGTAGACACTGGCTCCAGTCAAAGCTAAACCGGCCAGCCCCGTGCCGGAAAATGGATCGGACATCGGCCCCCCTCATATTGCTGTGAATCCTCTCAGTAAATTTGAGGGGAAATAAAAAAGGCCGCCCTTAGGCAGCCTGTGTTCTTCGAAGTATGTTCACAAAGGTGGGGATATAGGTCCTTCCAGAACGACCGCTTCACCGTTATGGCAAAGATCGTAGCCACGAGTTAGATGCCAGACGCCTCTGATTATTTTTCCTGTAACCATATCTTCAGTTTTACCGTGCGAAAAGTAGGCGATCTGGACACAGTCATTGTGTCTAATCCAATAATATCCCTCTTTCATAATTCACCTCTTAAATTGTTTCATTTAGAAGTGTATATGACGATTCAGAACCTGGTGGTCGACAAAACGTTTTTTTGAGGATGTGGCGCCGGGTGCCTCCCGGTGACTTATCTCTGGTCGTCAAAGTCGCGTGCATACCTGCACATAGCAGTTAACCAGACGCCCCATCGCTTAGATGGGATTCACCACATTCATAACTAAAACAAGAAACATTCATCTGGTCAATGGATGATTAATAAATGAAAAAAAAGCCTGCTCGGAAAAGCAGGCATAAATAGCTAAGTTGGCAATAACTGAGGGAGTGGTGCCGGGTGCCTCCCGGTGGAAATGATCACAGCATTCATTTCCGCGCGCTGGTTGGACACTCTGGAGAAATGTCCTGCTGAATCGCCCCTCCGCTTAGGGGGATCCACCACAAAAATGCTTTCAGAAACATCCATTACTCAGGATGCTTAAAAAGCATATGTGCAGTATGAAGAATCTGCCACGTAATCAGATGAATATATTCATTTAAATGGTACAGGCAGAAGGACTTCAATCACCTCTACCTCTCCGTTATGGCAAATGTCGTCTCCCTGCGTCAGATGCCAGACACCAGTTATCAACTGGCCCGTTTCAAGGTCATCGGTTACACCATCGGTGTAGTAGATTACCTGAATTCTGCCGTTGTGCTGTAGCCAGTAGCAACCCTCTTCCATTTTCCCACCAGCATGGCTGGGAAATTAGAAGTTACTACGGGGTTGTATGGTTTTAGTAATTCTTAAATTGCTATAAAGCAAAAAGCCCTACGGGGTTAACCGCAGGGCTTTAAACGAAGGCAATAACCCATCGTTAGAGCAAAATTACCACAGATTCGGGAAAAGTAAATAGCTCACGATAAAATAACGCCCTATTTTGTTATCTGCTTCAACTGCGCATCGGCCCATGCCTCTTCGATGTCAAATTTGGTGATTAGCTGATCGTAAAAGGGCTTAACAGACTTCTTCCAGGTATCTAGGCTGATTGTATCTGTTATCTGGCGCACCGCAGCGTAAGCCTCAGTTGAGGGGATACGCTCATATCCACGTCCGCCGCAACGCTTACAATTTGCAAGAACCGGCACGCCCTGCTTTTCAGTGAGGTCCTGATTCACTGCTTTACCGCGCCCGTGGCAGTCTTTGCAGGCGCAGCTGACAACTTTTTTACCTTTACAGGCCGAACATAGAACCCGCACCACCTCTTTCACCTGGCGTTTAACCTCGAAATCACTCGGAGATTGCTTAAGGTCTTTTGCCCACTGTGGAAGCCTCATGGTGTAGTGCGATTTCATCGTGAAAACATCAGCCTCAATGAATCCCTGCCCCGAGCAGCAATCACACTGTTTCACGCTTGCGGCGCTGCGGGAATAATCCTCAAAAGCGAAGGTGGCCAGCTGCCGCATTACCAGTGGCTTAACGGCATCGTCCAGCTTGCGCAGCGCGGCAACCTTATCGCATTTGGTTAACGCGTACTCAGCCAGCAACTCAATCGCCCTCGCCCGGTCGTTGTAACTGATGCCCATCTTTCCGAGGAAGGCACTGTATCCCATGGCGGCGCGTTCCTGGGTCATGCCCATGGCAGCCATAACATCAGTCCCGGTCAGTGAATCTGAAGCAGTGGCGCGCGGAGAGTCGCTAATAAGCGTCGACTTGGCGAAGTGGTATTTGAGGGTATTTTCAAGATTCATGCGGTCTCCAGCTCAGTAATGGTGAGTTCTAATTTCCCGCCCTTAACAGCAGGCATCTTCACAACTCGATAGTCGACTACCTGGCAGTCATCCAGCCAGAATCCCGCCTTAGTTAAAGCGTCGAATGCAGCTTTTTGCAGGTTATCCAGATCGCGGCGCCGGCGGTCGGGCATGTGACATTCAATTCGGATTTTGAGTGGTGCAGCCGTTCGGATGTTTAGCCTGGCGCTTCGAATGACACTGGCCACGGCATAGCGGTACGCGACGCCATCAGCGCTAATGTGTGTACGCCCGCGGTTGTGCCGGTAATACCGGTTGTTACTCGGTGGCCAGGGCAAAGTGATTTGATATGTTTTCACGTTCACCCCCACATCCGGTTGCGCCAGCGGCTATCCGGGCGCGCTGGTGTATTTGAGGTCGGAAGGAAAGCACTGACAGCCCAGGTCACGTAATCCTTGTTTAGGCTGCGCTCAACTCTCACACCGCGCGCTCTGTAACGCTTAACCAGTTCGTCGGCCTGTTCGGTGCTGCATTCGGTATGATGGAACCATGAATGTTGCATGCCCATCACCCCGCAAAGCCAAGCAGCTGCGCGGCGACATTTTCGGCCTCATCGCGACTTCGGAATGAACGAGACAGGACCCAGCGCCAAAGAACATCGAGCGCAGCTTTATAAAGTTGCTGGAACTCGAGTTCGTCCATGTTGGCGAATGAGATGCTACGTGGATGCTTTTTGAGTGTGCCGTCAGGTAGCTGAATAGCATCAAAGTGCCCTGCCTCGACGATTACCCATGAGCGGTAAGCATCGAATGACTTGCACAGGCTAATGCCATTCGTGACCCGGCGGTATGCGACTTGCTCCAGATACTGCTCAGCAGCATCGATCAGCGCGTTCTCATTCCCGCCATAAGAAGCCAGGAACTTTGCGTAGCCGGTGATTAGCTTCCGCTCGTTACTCGAGATAGCCCCGCCGATTGGTTCCCAGTATTCAAAACCGAGATTGAGAAGCGCGAAAAATCGCCGATGGAATGCCGGGTTTCGTAGTCGCCTGAACTCGGCAACAAGAACATCGCCGAGCCGGGTTTTGGATTGCAGGATATCACTGGTCTCGGGTGTGGCCGGGATCAGTATTCCTGAATGGTGTTTGATAAGTTGTAATTCCAGCGCCATGGTTCTCTCCGTGGCGCATCAGGTATAGGGTGTTCAGGCCTATGAAAGAATGATATCAGACGGTGGTGTAATTCGGTACCCAAGCCGTTTTGCAAATTGCATAAATCCGTTAAGAGTGAAGATTTCTTCCTCTTCGAGTAAGGGTCGTAATGAAACTATTCCATTTACTCGATAAACCAGATATCTCCCTTCCGCCGGGAAGCTATAGATAACTGCTTTATCGGCCCTTCTGACCACGTCGTACCATTGATCATCTGCATTAAAGGCATCTACACTACACACTATTTCCCCCAGAGCGACTTATTGACGCGGCAAACAGTAATCGGGAACAGCCAGGGGAACGCAAACAGCGATACTCTTTGAAACTGCTCCAGTCAAATTCACGCGATTAATAAAACCACTCGTCCGCGCTTTCCCAAGTCTCCTGCACGATATGTTCGACCTCTTTCTTGTCGCCCCCGAAAACAGTCAAACCATCATTACTGGCACGCTTAATTGTTAGCTGGCAATGATCAAACTGCTTGCTGAGTCTTTTGAGCAATTCTGACTCGAGTGCAGGTATAGCACCATCAGGAAGTTTCTTCATGCGATCAATGGTTAACTCGATTTTCATTTTTCCCTCCGCAACGAACAACTGTATACATATACAGTATATATAAACGTATCTCACGGATTTTGCAACGCATTAAAAGCACAAAATTTACACTATCAGTTTGAAAGGACATAAAAAATCGTCGAGGTAAGTCACCATTAAATTTTATACGCATTTCACCATCTGGCGCAGTCGAAGCGCGAAGGACGAAGGTTGAAAACATCTTTGTATATGGCTGGCAAACCGCCGCAAATTCTGATTTACGCGTATAACAGAGCCAGTGTTACAGGGATAGATTAAAATAGTTTGATAACTTTAACTCCCTGTGGCTGAGGACATGCCGATGAAAGAAATGAAAAGCAAGAGCCCAAGAATTGATCCTGCTGAAGAGAACGCCTTTTTCCCGTCTGACTATTCCCTGAGTGAATTTACCAATCCGGTGACCGATTTAAGTAACTATGAATATTCTAATCCCTACCAGGGAAACAAGAAGGTACTAGTGATCGCAGCAGATGAACGCTATCTGCCCACGGACAACGGATCCCTCTTTTCCACAGGAAATCATCCTGTGGAAACACTGGTTCCAATGTATCACATGCGTGCCGCCGGGTTTGATTTTGAAATAGTCACACTTTCCGGAAATATGGCAAAGTTTGAATTCTGGGCGATGCCCTCTCAGGATAAGTTAATTATGCCGTTCTATGAACGCTATCGTGATGCGTTCAGGCATCCACGCAAGCTGTCGGATATACGTTTGGGTCTGGAGGCTCAAAGCGACTATGCAGCCATCTTCATACCAGGTGGCCACGGTGCGCTAATTGCTCTGTCTGAAAGCCAGGCAGTAGCAGAGACGCTTCGTTGGGCGATGAGTAATGGCACATTTGTCATATCGTTGTGTCACGGACCTGCCGCTTTCCTCTCGCTCAGGCACGGCATAAATCCCCTTCACGGGTATTCGATATGTGCATTTCCGGACAGTGCGGACAGGCAAACCCCCGATATCGGATATATGCCGGGACATCTAACATGGTATTTCGGAGAAAAACTGTGTGAAATGGGTATTAACATTGTTAATAATGACATCACAGGTTCAGTTCACAAAGATCGTAACGTGCTGACTGGCGATAGCCCATTTGCCGCCAATGCTCTGGGGCGGCTCGCTGCAACAGAGTTACTCTCCGCTTATGCCGCTCAAAATGAAAGTCCATTGCTCTAAAACGCGGCGGCTTTTCTGCCGCCGCCTTCATTTGGCTTTGCCTTAAACCTAAGCGGATCTGTCGTCATTCTTCCGCCTTTTGAGGCATTATATTCATACTAGTAAAATTCTCCCGTAGCTTTTCAAGGCTCCCTGACAATGCGGCAAACAACAGAGCCTTTCCATCAGGGAGTTCATCACTAATCCCAAGCCACTTAAGTTGCTGTTGCTCAGGGGTTTCGGTAAAGGCGAACACACCAGATAAAATATTTCGTAGTGGAGAGTAAGCAATTACGATTTTTTCGCGTTCACAATCATCAGGGTTACAGGCTTTCATGACGTAATAGTGTTCTTCACGAATGGTCATTTCTAGAGTTGGATAATTCGATGCGTTACGGATCACCCAAGTCGGCAGCTGATTTGCTTTCACCATCTGATGAAAACAGTTTTGCGTCGATGAATTGTTAGCGAGCATATTAATAGTTATGTTATCGTTAGCAGAACTTCCTTCCGCTAAGAACAATAATGAGAGACCGATAAGGCTCCTGTACATGATAACCTCCTATTCAGACATTACTCTTTTTGGACTTCCGGGGAAGCCACGTTAGTAAACGTCTTATGTAAAGCATAACTACTTTTACTGGTTTTGTACGTATACCCAAGAGAGTGGAAATAACGTCATTGTTATAAAAAAGTAAAGATTGAACATATCATGTACATATTTTGATTAATTTATGCCCTATCTTTTAAGTATATAAGACGTTCCTCAACCCACTTAAAACATATCTGAAAAAATAATTTCTCAATAACACTCTCTAGGAATTATCTGTAACAGCAGCACTTTAAAAATACCCAGCCACATTATTTTATTTATGTTTCCTACAAGTCCACCCTTCTACCACTTAGAATATTTCCCAAATAATAACATAAGCATAGCTCAACTGTCTGAAGATACTCTGTTACTAAATAGGAAATACTTAATCGATATTTATGAATACACATTCAAATCTCACCAATATTTAATAATCAAAAGTTGTATGCATAATTGTCTTGTAACTTGTCTGACCAGACTACGAATGTTATGTTATAACAAATACTTCGGAGGCATGCAGTTCAGGACGCAGAAGTAAAGATAAGGGGATGTGTTATGCGTAATTTGAAGTCTCTAATTAGCCTATCAGTTATCTATCTCCTGTGTTTCTTTATGATAGCCATATCACATAAAACTAATGCTAGTTCGTTTTATGTGAAGAACTACAGTCTGCCAAGCTATACCGAGTTTCATGGCAAAATTAAAAGTGGTGAATTTGATGAATACCATGTGTTTCTGCAGAAGTCTCAGCACCTCAGATTGGAGATATCAGATAAACGCTTTGAACTGAGAGTGACTGGCCCGGATCACAGAGGAAGTAAGATGAACACCCGACTGGATAATAGTAATGTTTTCATCGCCCCAGTATCCGGTATGTATAAGATTATTGTTAAAAGCACGCATCGGGATCAACAGTGTAATTGCTATGTTCTAGCAATTAACTTTACGGATTGAGATGACGCATTATGTGTAAATGGAAAAATATATCTATTTTATTAACAGTAAAAACATCAGTATTTTACTTACGGATGACTTCTACCTTTTTTATGGTTTAAAACAGATAACCGGCTTGCCTTTGGTTCATATGACATATGATGGAATCACTCATCCTCCGGCTATTATAAGAGGAAAAGGTAAGATTCGGGTACTTATTGATGGCCGAATTTTCAAGGAAGGTAACTGGAGGGGGTTCAATAAACTACGCGAGTCGCTAAAAAAAGGCGCTGACTGGATTTGGCTTGATATATCCGGGCACGGACGTTTTTACCCTGAAGATTGTGAGTATCATATTTATGTCAATCTAAGGGGAAGTATGCATGACTCAATTATGTCCTTATATCATGCTTATTTAAGACGCCGAATTAGTATGATTTACCATCACTATCCGCGACTGACTGTAAAAGAGTTAGATATTCTTCAGAGTTTACTTGATAACGACAGCATTGCTGAAATTCAAAAAAAATTTTGTCTTGTTGAAAAGACTGCTACCTGTTACCGAAGCAGGATTGTACAAAAATTTGGTTACCGAGGATACGGTATGTTTATGCGGTATTATGAACGAAACAAAGAAATAATTGACAAAAAATGGAGGCATAAATGTAAGCGGTAATTAAAATTTTTTATAAACTTTTATACCTTAAATCTAAGGAGCACTCGATGAAAAAAGTTGTAACTCTTTCCCTCCTCACTGCCGTCACTATATTTACCGTAGGATGCGCTAAACATTCATACAGTATTGTCACTCAGGACGGACGAACAATTATTAGTGAAGTAAAACCTAAAGAAACTAGCGCCGGATTAGTAGGGTATGTGGATGCGAATGGTGTCAGACAGCAGATTAACCGCGCAGAAGTGAAAGAAATCACCCAGATCAGGTAAGTCAGATTTCAAGGCAGCAGTTTTATGCCATCAACCCGGAGCGTAAATAAATCTACGCTCCTTAACTAGCTCTCTCGAAATGGCTGCTAAGGTACCTGTTTCCTGACCCTTTTCCCTTTCCCCTTTTCAATTTTGCAGGCACGAACTTTCTATTTCAGTTCAAGGCAATCGTTTCTTTCTTGAAAGTAGCAGTAAAATATAGACTTTTGATGAAGCAACGCTACTGGGCACCGAAGCTGCATTCATTTGGTGAAGTTAATCAAGTAAGGCTACATTTAACCTACACTTGATGGATATAAGCGTGATATGTCGAAACTTCCTACCACGCCGGACAGGTTGATAGACAGGTAATATGTGTCATTAATGCAGAATGGCGATATTAGCTTGGTAACAGGATTTAACGCCCCCAAAAAACGTTGTTTTAGGACTGGTACTTTATGGTGGCCGGGAAACAACTCATATTTAACAGGCGTAAATTATGAAATAAAAAAACGTCGGGCAGACATAACCCGACGTGGTACTCAAAAGCAGGATTACATTTTAGCCATAGCCAGAGTAATGACGTAATACCTGCCGGCAAGTTCCCAAGAGGTAGCGACTTGTTAATGAAACTTAAAGACAATCACACACAACAGCAGTAGAGGCTCCATAGTTACTTGAAGTTAAAGGCATCTGGATGGTTTTGAAGGCTGCCACTTAGAGCAGCAAAAAGGACCGTCCTACCATCTATCGAGATATCACTTCCTGAATTCAGCCACACCAATTTCTGCTTATTTTCTTCTCCAGATTGTTTAGAAAACACCCCTGACATGCTCTTGCTATCTGGTGCGTACAAGATCGCAATTTGTTCTGCTGCACAATCATGGGGTTTGCAGGCAGAAACAACCTGGTAGGTTTTATTGTCCAAGGTTACCTTGGTCGCTGGTGTACTGGTTCCGCCTTTCATCACCCAGTCCGGCAGGTTATGATCCTTCGACATCTCATGAAATGCTTTACTGGTTTCACTATCCGTCGCCAGACTGCTTACTGTCATCTCAGTTTGCGCATAGGCAGCAGTTGCAGTTAACAGGGATAAAGTTGTCACAATTAGCTTAAGCATATGTTTTCCTCTAAAAGTTAAAGCTCCAGCTTAGGATAATGTCAAAAAAAAAGTACTGCATTTGCACATATCTATAGTGGATGTACTTTATATGAATTTCAATAAACCAAAAATCAATGAATACTTTGTTTTAAGCTCATTCCGATATGAATTTCGGAAATATTCTAATAAAGCCAGCAAAGATATTAAATTACTTCTAATGTGCTTGTATTAATCACTAACTAAGATAATCCTAAAGATATCGATTATGTTAACATTTGGCAGAGTAAGCATTCGCATACTTATACCCTTCCACAATTCTTCAAGCGCTCGTATTTGGCTTTCAAAAGCTCTGCCGGTGTCGGCCCCTTAGGCGATACTGGTGAGGGCAACGCCCGCCGAACAGGCGGAATTGGCTGCCCGGCCAGCACACGCTTTTCCCACATATCCAGAATTTCGCCAGCTTCACGCTCAAGTTCTTTCTGACTCAGTTGGCCATCAGTTCCGCGACGCCGCAGTTCCAGACAGATGTGGTAAAAAACCGGCTTCGGCCACGGATACTGCTCACTGCTCGGATACCGGAACACCAACTTACGCCACTTCCAGTATTCAGCCATGACGTCTGAGGTAGAGATCCCCAACACACAGCGCCCTTCCCTGCACCACTTGATAAACTGGCCTGGTGAAGGCAGGAATGGTCGCTCCTGACGGCGTACCATGCGCATGCCGGCTTCAACCTGCTCCAAGGTGGTTATCCCGTTTTCTTTGAACGCCAGCACCCACTGACGGCGAATCTCGTTCACGTCTTCCTGACTGCGATTAACCATGCTTGCTGGGAATGCAGCAGCCAGCTGTACGAATAGCCCGTTGATAATCTGAGCCACCTGCTGCGTTTGTTCGCGCTCGGTGTACTGCTCAGGCAGGTTGTGCGCTACGCGGCGAGCCTGTTCCCGGTCAAAATTGCGAATGCTCTCGGCAAGATTTTTCATTCCATCACCCCGTCAATCCAGTCGGTGTTATGCAGGTCGATGCCGCTCCGGGATGGCTTTGCCGTTCCGGTAGCGCGTAGCCGTTTGGTGGTAAGCTGATCCCACTGCTTGCGCAGACTCGAGGGACTCAGGATGTTGTCTTTCCAGAACTCGTCCCGGTTGGCCCACTGGAACAAGTCACAGATTTCGTAGTGAGTACGCTTGTCCTGGACACGCATCAGCCTGATGGTGTTTGCCCATTCAGCCCAGTTTGGCTCTGATAGCGATGCGTTGACGGTGAGTAGCCTGTCGTAAATCCAGCGTGCGGCCTTGAGGTCGTCAGCGGATCCCCATGATTTACCTGCTGGGGTGTATATCCCGGCGGCAGCTTCTGGATGGCGTGAGAGAAACTTTTGAGTTTTCTGGTTTCGGGATTCGTCAGAATTCCGAGACGAGGATATTTTAATATTGTTCTTGTTATAGTCTTGGGTGTCTACCGTTTCCGGGAAGGTTTTTCCCGTTTTCGGTAACACTTTTCCCGATTTCGGGAAGACTTTTCCCGTTTTCGGTTTGTCTAAAATCCAGGCTGAAAGGTCAGTATTTATACCGACAGTTTTCATCACGCCCTGCTTCTGACTGAAGATAATTTTGCGTTCTGCGAGTGACTTGAGCACATCAGAAACATGCGAATCACTCAACCCTGTAAGCTCGGCGATCACCGTGTTCGTAACGCGGTCCTGTTTCTTGTTCCAGCCGTAGGTAAGCCAGATCACCGCCTCAAAACACTGCCACTCCCGGCCTGACATTCTCAGACGAGGTTTGAGCTGTTGGATCTCGTTAGCGACCTTGGTATACCCGTTCGACAGGTCGGCCATACGACCTCCCGGTTGTTCAGTTCTGTTGGGGAAATTGATAATTTCAGCTGTGTTTGACATACTTAGCTCCGCAATTACACTCCGTTTTTGCACCTGAAAGCCGTTGGTGTTCGAGCACCGCGGCTTTCGCCTTTTCTGAAGTCTTCACATTGCCCCCAGCATGGTTGTGACCATCGCCAGCAGCGGCGCCGTAAGGTCCGGATCGATCCTGAACATTTCGAAAATCCCCTCGCCTAACTCCTTCAGTTTTTCCTTCTTCGGTGCATCGAGCATCAGAGCTTGCTTCGCCTCACTCACCTCTTTTTCCAACCTAGCCATGCGGTAGGCAAACGAGTCGTTTTTAACGACACGGTCGCGGTATCGAAGCGGTAAGACAGACATGATCGCGGGCACGAGTTGTTCGACGTTGTTTCGGTACGAAGCGGAGTCTTCTTTGTTGTCGAGCCAGCGGAACAGCTTCACGTTCCAGACATCGGCCTGGCCTGAGAAGTCCACGCCATTAAGCTGAAGTTCTTCTGCCGCTTCTTGGATCTGAAGAGCGACAGCTATGCGCCCTTCTGCCGCTGCCCAAGCTCGGACCGCTGAGCAGATATCACGATGAGCTATATCCTGCGTTGCCGGTTCGCTTTGATGACACGGGAATATCAGTGGATTAGAGGAAGCTCTGTTACTCTGTTGGAATGAAACAGTCTGCATAGTTAAGGCTCCTGTTTAGGTAAACCATCTGTGGGGTTTGGGTAGAGATCGGGGCGCAGTTCATGGGGAGTTACACCAGTTACTGCGTAAATTGGCAGGACCCGATCTGCTGGTACCACACCGCGGTATCGGTTTTTCCAGCGACTGATCGACATAGGTTTTATACCCAGCATGGATGCTAGATTTGTTGCTGTGCCAGCTGATTTAATAGCTTTAGTTAAACCGTTCATTATTGTCTCCGTCTTGAATACAACTAAATTAAGCCTAAAGCTTAATAATATGTCAAGCCCTAGGCGAATTTTCAAGTTTAAGCAAAAGGCTTATTCTTTTAACCATGAAAGAGAAAACCGTACTTAATCCACTACTTGTCGACCGCCTTTCAGAGCTGAATGGACGTGGTATGACCAAATCCGATATGGCCAGGGTTGCTGGGGTAACTCCGCAATCTGTAAACGGCTGGTTTAAGAAAGGTGTGATAAGTAAGAAATCCGCACTTGCCGTAGCTGACGCAGCTGGCGTATCAGTGCCATGGTTGCTCGGTGAGGACGTTGGTGAGAAAGATGGTCTGAAGCCAGATGAACAACGCCTGTTGGAACTCTACCGACAACTGCCAGAAGAAGAGCAACGCAACATGCTACGTATTGTTTCTTTGCGACTGAAAGAGCTAGACGAATTGTATGCAAAATATATGGGTAGACGCTTAAAAGGTGAGTCAGATTAGTCAGCTAACAAATACGTACGTTTGTTCGTTCAGGAAAGCAAAGTTATGACCATCCAAGAAAGAATTTCTTACGTCATCCCAATTGCGGTTGTAGAAGATACCTCCGGTATTCCTATATTGGTTTATGAGTTCGACGAATGGAGTGGAGAGGCGGACATAGCTTTTGGCGTTTTCTTTATAGGTCTTCATGCAGGCAAAGATTACATCGTTGCTGTAAAAGTTCTCAGTGAAGATCACAATGAAACCCTGATCGCTATTGACTCTGATGAGTTCATGAACAAGCGTTCTTTTCGAGTTTCTGCTTCTCCTGATGGCGAGACTGTTGTATCAGCATCCCTAAAAGTTAACTTCGACAATGTTAAAGTCGAGAATCCAGGCATCTATGAGGTTCAAGCTGTACTGATCGATGCCTCTACAAAAAAGATACTTAGCGTCGCAAGTTCATTTTTTGACATCAAACCAACAGGGATGATTCGTAATGAATTTAGATAATACGATAGTGCAACTTCGACCAAATCAGGACGTCTACAAGCATCATGGACAGTCCTCTGGTGAAGATGCATACTCCCAGTATGGTGGTGGTAATGGAGGGGGCAATGGCATGCTTGAAGCAAGGGTAGCAAAGCTTGAGTCTGATGTTGGTTACATAAGGCGTGATGTCGACGAACTAAGAGCTGATGTAAGGTTGATCAACCAAAACATGACTGTAGCTCTTGAACGCCTTGAAGCGATCCGGCTTTCTCTTGATAAAAAACCATCGACAGACATTGTCGAAAAGAAAATAGCAGATGCTAAATTAGCAATTCTGTTGGGTGTTCCTGCAATAATCGCGATTGGTACTGGTTTGTACAAATACCTGCAACACTATATGTAGCTTAAACCCCTTGCTTGTTTTCCTTCAAGTTTCATTACTACTGACCCGTTCTCTATACTGAGCCCAGCTTTCTATCATCCACACCTCATATCTCGACCACTGAGTCGAGATTTTTTTTGCTACCCGTACGTCGATCATCATCTTTAAGCCTGAAACTTACACATCAACTCAATCTTAGACTTGACACAATTTAAGCCGCAGACTTAATATTGCATTACCAAGACGCACTACAAACCACCAAGGCAGGATGCCCACGAAGTAGCCGCCGACGGCATACGAATAGTCGGATGAGGTGGAGAGATTAACGCGCATCAGGTGTAAACGTTCCGCTGGCCGGCGATAAGGCAAACGAGGGTGAGAATGATTGATTTCGCACGCAAACCAGGACGGCAGCAGGCCGTAAAGCTGAACTTCTTCGAGGTGATTATTCGCCGCCTGTGCTACCTGCTAGCGCAAAAGGGGAATCCAGATGTGTAACTCAACGAAATGCGGGTACTGCGGCAAGCCGGTTGAACCGGAGAAAGTAGTAAAAAGTACCCTTCTCTATCGCAACGGCTCACAGCTGGCGCGCAAAGAAAAAGAATACTGCTCTGAACGTTGTGCTTCGTACGACCAGATGGCCCACGAGGCATAACGTAAAAGCCGCGCAAGGCGGCCCGTACGTCCGGTGCTCCCGACCAAAGTTACACCGGAAAACTACTTAAAAAACCAAAGTTCACCCAATGGGCGCTATCTCTGGCCCGGGGATCTTACATCCAAAAAAGAGGATCTCACATGGAATTTTTCTATGTAGTGAAGGCTACGCAGAAATCTGGCAAAGAAGATGCAGTGATTTGGTTCACTGCGAAATCTGAAGCCCGTGCCAACCTGCGGCTCGATGTTGAGCTTGAAGATGCCGGTATTGAAACCGGCCGCGGTAAGGATTACGTCAAACCGGTTCGCACCGATTTCCCGGTGTATAACGACCTCCCGGAAGAAAGCACAGTGGATTACACCTGGTGCAAACGCTACGAACTGCAGGACGATGGACGGACCTGGCTGCCAAAGGCTGGTGCTGAGTCTACTGGAGCCTTGGACAACACAGCGGCACCGGAAACGTCCGTTAAAGTCGAAACTACCGTCGAGAGTGTCCCGGTTGAGAACCGCACTCCAGCAGTTCGTTATGCCGTCCACCTGACCAGCGACAAATACCAGTCACATATCAATAAAGAGCAGCAGCTGGCTGCCAGCGAAATGTCACTGGATGAAGACAACACCTATCTCCAGAACCTGCTACAGGCGAAGAACGATATCCCCGAAGTTGACGAACTCAGCCTGAACGCTGAGTGGAAACTGGTTCAGGCGATTAAGCAGGTATTTGCGCCAGATGAAGAGCACGAAGTAAAGCTACTTGCTGCTTTCATGGCCGACTGGTTGAGAGTAGATGCAGGTGACCGCAATGAGTTAGTTAGGGAGTGGAGAAGCGGAAAGCTTACACTTCTCAAATCAGAAAGCACCAGCGACAGCGGCGCTACAACCGGTCAGGTTCCAGAACCTGATAATGGAATCCAGATTGACGAGAATGATGACGAAGCCACACGTTATCCAGTCGTTCGTATGCCCTTTCGCAAGCAGCTACTCGCCCAGTTCACCGCCGACGAACTGCGTCACCACTTAACCCGCGAAGAATACGAAGGTATCAGCGCGCTGGAGATGGACACTGACAACAGCTATGTCCAGAACCTGCTGCTGGCGGCAGAAAACTGCGAAGAGGTTAAGGGTTACGATACCAAAGACCTGTGGCGCTACACCGACGCCATTCGCAAGGTGTTCAGCCAGGAGAAGCGTCACGAACTCGCTTTGGTTCTCCGATTCACCAGAATCTGGGCTGCGACTGATTACATTGACCGCGGCACCCTGGTGCGCGAATGGGTTGAGGGTAATCGCATTTCTGAAGTAGGTTCTCCTGCACCTTTAGAACCAGAAAAACCAGAAACAACCGAATCTTATAAACGCGCTGTTGCCCAGAACATGGCGAACTTGAGCATTGAGATCGCGATTGCTCAGCTTTACCCAGATGCAGTACCGGGGCAAATCAACCGTACGCAACTCCTGGCCGCCAAAGAACTCGCTGACAAAAAAGATGAGTCGCACGCCAAGGCGCTCAAGGTTCTTGGTAAAACCACCGACATCCTCGACTACGACGCCAACAGTATTTTTGGAGTTACCCGCGCTATTTCATGGTCTGGAGAAGAAAGCACAACCGAACTGCGTAGCCAGGTGCGTGAGTGGTTCACGGCGAACGGCATCTATGAAAGCGGTGAGCGCTCTAAAGGCTATCCAGAATGGAACGAAGACTCCCGCGAGGTTCGTCATTCCACAGTGGAAGAACCAAGTACTCCAAGCCAGACAAAGGTCGCAAGCCTTGGAAGCGGCGTGTTCTCCATCGATGGCCTGATGGATGGAAATACCGAACCGGTCATCAATACCAACTCAAATGAAGTCGAAAAAACGGAAAACACAGCGGAGACCACCAGCGATGTGCAGATGGAAACGGCTAAGCCAGAAAAAGACGAAGATGTTGGTTCGGTACCACCGAGCGAAAGCACTGATGCAGCTAATTCGCAGACAGATTCCGTAGAAGCAGACCAGTTGCACGAAACAACAATTGACGTTCAGGAATCGAACCCAGAAGTGGAGTTCCCTGCATACTTCGAACCTGGCCGCTACGAAGGTCTGCCGAATGATGTTTATCACGCAGCAAACGGCATCAGCTCAACTCAGGTGAAAGATGCCCGTGTGTCGCTGATGTACTTCAATGCGCGCCACGTTGAGAAAACCATCGTCAAAGAGCGCTCTGCGGTGCTGGACATGGGCAACTTGGTGCATGCGCTGGCGTTGCAGCCTGAACAACTGGACGCAGAATTCAGCGTTGAACCGGTAATCCCGGAAGGCGCATTCACAACGGCCGCGACCCTGCGCGCCTTTATCGATGAGCACAATGCCAGCCTGCCGGCGCTGCTGTCTGCCGACGACATTAAGGTGTTACTGGAAGAGTACAACGCCACCCTGCCGCCGCAGGTTCCGCTTGGCGCTAACCTGGAAGAAACGGCGCAGAACTATATGGCGCTGCCAGCTGACTTCCAGCGTATTGATGGTGACCAGAAGCAGACGGCGACGGCAATGAAGGCTTGCATCAAAGAGTACAACGCGACCCTGCCGACGCCGGTTAAAACCAGCGGCAGCCGTGACGCGTTGCTGGAGCAGTTGGCAATCATCAACCCTGACCTTGTGGCTCAGGAAGCACAGAAACCGGCGCCACTGAAAGTGTCCGGTACCAAAGCAGACATGATCCAGGCCGTGAAGGCAGCCAAACCAGATGCCGTGTTTGCCGACGAGTTGCTAGATGCCTGGCGCGACAACCCGGAAGGGAAAGTACTGGTCACCCGCCAGCAACTCAGCACCGCGCTGGATATTCAAAAAGCTCTTCTGGCACACCCGACCGCTGGCATGCTGCTGACCCACCCGAGCCGCGCCGTCGAGGTGAGTTACTTCGGCTTTGATGAGGAGACGGGCCTGGAAGTTCGTGTGCGCCCTGACCTTGAGATCGACCTGGACGGCGTGCGTATTGGTGCTGACCTGAAAACCATCAGCATGTGGAACGTTAAGCAGGAAAGCCTGCGCGCCAGGCTACACCGGGAAATCATTGAACGTGATTATCACCTGAGCGCGGCTATGTACTGCGAAACCGCGGCGCTGGACCAGTTCTTCTGGATTTTCGTCAACAAAGACGAGAACTATCACTGGATCGCCATCATCGAGGCATCCGCAGACCTTCTGGAACTGGGCATGCTCGAGTACCGAAAAGCAATGCGCGCTATAGCAACCGGCTTCGACACAGGGGAATGGCCAGCGCCAATCATCGACGATTACACCGACGAACTGAACGACTTCGACCTGCGCCGCCTTGAAGCGCTGCGCGCTCAGGCTTAAGGGGGATTTATGCAAAATACTAATGTTACGGTTACTGACCAAAACACCGTTGTTAACTCAAACGTGGCTTTGTTCGATTCACAGTATCTGAACGCCATCAGCACGTTCGCGCAGATTATGGCTCAGGGCAACGCGACAGTTCCCAAGCATCTTCAGGGCAATCAGGCCGATTGCATGGCCGTAGCGATGCAGGCAGCACAATGGCAGATGAATCCCTTTGCTGTAGCACAGAAGACGCACCTGATTAATGGGGTGCTCGGGTATGAAGCGCAGTTGGTTAATGCCGTCATTTCACGTAGCGGCGTGCTGGCCAGCCGCTTTGAATATGAATGGTACGGACCATGGGATAAGGTTGTTGGGAAATTCAATATACGTAAAGGTGACAAAGGCGAGTACCGCGTCCCGGGCTGGACCCTGGCTGACGAGGCCGGGATCGGCATCATTATCCGCGCAACCCTGAAAGGCGAAGACCAGCCGAGAGAACTGGATTTACTGCTGGCTCAGGCCCGTACCCGAAACTCTACCCTGTGGGCTGACGACCCTCGCCAGCAGCTGGCGTACCTGGCTGTCAAACGTTGGGCGAGACTGTTCTGTCCGGATGTGATTCTGGGCGTTTATACCCCCGATGAATTGGATGATCGCCGTGAAGAACGAGAGGTAAACCCTGCCTCAGCGCAGCACGTAAGCCTTGCAGACATTTCAGGTGACAACGTCACTACAACGCAAACGGCTCAGGAATCAGCTCAAAACATCGATGCACTTGCTGATGATTTCCGTGACCGCATCGAGGCGGCTCAGGATGTGGATAGCGCTAAAGCTCTGCGCGCAGATATTGAAACCGTGAAAGCAACGCTGGGTTCTGCCCTGTTCACTGAGCTGAAAAACAAGGCCGTGAAGCGTTATTACCTGGTAGACGCACGCAACAAGGTTGAGGCCGCAATCAATTCCTTGCCACCATCAGATGATCCTGATGCAGCTGCGCGGTTCGCAGAAGTAGAGCGCGTTCTTGCATCGTCGAAACGCCATCTGGGCGACGAGCTGCATGGTCAGTTCAGCATCACCCTGGCGGATATGAAACCGGAATATGTGGGCTAACGAGATCGGGAGGGGAATCCCTCCCTCAAGGAGAAGAAATGCGACTGATTAATCGAGGCAGTAAGCAATCCCCTTTGGCTCGCCAGGCATGTGAAATCGCACTCGCAGCCCACCAGCTAAGATATGGTGACTATGGGCGCAGCAAGATGAAAAAGACCTATACGGTGAGAGTGGAAGGCGTGAAGGTCTGGGTTGAAGTGGTCAACTGCAAGGCAAGCTACGTGGCCACAGCAATGACCGGCATGCGCCGACTGCGTTCCCTGCCCGGCCAGGCAAACTGAAACTGAAATATCAACGATTAAAGACCGGCATATCTATACTCATGCCGGTTACCTGAGGTGAACAATGTCGCAGGTAATTTACGATTCAGAATGGGGCGTTGCTTCAAAACTAAAAGAGAAGACAGGCCTTACAGATCGCCAGATTAAAAGCTATCGCCAAACCTCCTGGGTAGAAGGTGTTCATTTTAAGAGAATCCCATTGGATGGAAGCTGCTCCGAAGAGCGAGGACTTGTCTGGTACAACATCCCAAACATTAACAGGTTTGTGAAGGAGGCATAATGGCTGCAATGCCAACGGGTGTTGAGATACACAACAATAAGATACGAATAAGTTTCAACTTTCAGGGCGTTAGATGCCGAGAAACATTGAAAGGATGGATCGTAAATGCTTCGAATCTCAAAAAAGCCGGGAATCTAAGGGCCAAAATTGTAAGCGAGATTCAGCTGGGCACTTTTGACTACCGGGGCGTGTTTCCGGAGTCAAAGGTAGCAGCAAAGTTTTATGCATCTAAGAATATTACGACGTTCGCAGAACTTGCATCAACCTGGCACGAAAACCATAAAATCGATCTCTCCCCCAATGCCACAAGAAGCTATGGGATAGCTGTAAGAACGTTAACAAAACTAATTGGCCCAGAAACGCTGGTTGCATCTATCACCAACAGCGACATTCTGGGCTGGAGAAAGGAATTACTGACTGGCGAGACTAACTATGCTCCCGAAAAGAGGAGAAATAAAACTGGCCGCGCCGTTAGAACGGTAGATTATTATCTGGCCATCCTGCGACAAATCCTCGACTATGCTGTTAAAAATAAAATCATTTCATATCAACCATATGTCGGGATAAAAAGGCTTCGCAAAGGTCAAACAAAACCAGACCCGCTTCTGAGGCATGAGTTTGAGCAGTTGAAAGAGACTGCTCCGGCTCAGCAAAAAAACATGTGGCAATTTTTTGCTTACACCGGCGTTCGGCCCGGTGAGCTTTGCGCTCTTGCCTGGGAGGATATCGATCTTAACTCCGGCGAAGCTAACATTGCGCGCAATCTTACTCAGGAAGGATTGTTTGGACCACCTAAAACCGAAGCAGGATACCGGACGATAAAGTTACTGGAGCCGGCACTGGAGGCTTTGCGAGCTCAAAAGGAACTTACCGGGAGTGCCCCTAAGGTACCAATCACTTTTCACCACCGGGAGTTCGGTAAAACGGAAACGCAGAAACTGCACTTTGTGTTTATGCCTCGACCTCAGAAAGGCAAGCAGGCAGCCTACTATTCAGTTAGTTCTATTGTGTCACTATGGGATATTACGGTAAGACGATCGGGCATTCGCCGCAGACGCCCCTATCAGTTGCGTCATACATACGCGTGCTGGATGTTGTCGGCAGGTGCTAATCCTGCTTTTATAGCGAATCAGATGGGTCATGAGAATGCAGAGATGGTCTTCCATGTATACTCTGCGTGGATAAATGCTCTCGATAGCGATCAGGTATCATTTTTGAATCAGCGCTTTGGCGGATATGCTAATGCCCCCATAGTGCCCCTGAAGCTAAAAACAAAATAGTTAATTGCTTGATTTTCCGGTGATATTTAATGAAAAAGCTGTTTGTACAGTTTTATCTCCTGCTGTTTGTCTGCTTTCTGGTGATGACCATGCTGGTCGGGCTGGTCTACAAATTCACCGCAGAGCGCGCGGGCAGGCAATCCCTGGACGATCTGATGAAAAGCTCGCTCTATCTGATGCGTAGCGAGCTGCGAGAAATTCCTCCTCATGACTGGGCGCGCACGTTAAAAGAGCTGGATCTGAATCTGTCGTTTGATTTGCGTATCGAACCCATGAAGGATTTTGACTTAGCGCCGCCTGCGATGCAGCGTCTGCGCGACGGAGACATCGTCGCACTGGACGAGAAATATACCTTCATTCAGCGTATTCCGCGCAGCCATTATGTTCTGGCCGTCGGGCCAGTGCCCTATCTCTATTACCTGCACCAGATGCGCCTGCTGGATCTCGCTCTGCTGGGCTTTATTGCCATCTCGCTCGCTTTCCCTGTGTTCATCTGGATGCGACCGCACTGGCAGGACATGCTGAAACTGGAATCCGCCGCACAGCGTTTTGGGGAGGGTCATTTAACTGAACGCATACATTTCGACAGCGGTTCCAGTTTTGACCGGCTCGGTATTGCCTTCAACCAGATGGCCGATAACATCAACGCACTGATTGCCAGCAAGAAGCAGCTGATCGATGGTATTGCGCATGAACTGCGCACTCCGCTGGTACGCCTGCGTTATCGCCTGGAGATGAGCGAGAACCTCACCGGGGCGGAATCGCAGGCGCTCAATCGGGATATTGGCCAGCTTGAAGCGCTGATTGAAGAGCTGCTGACCTATGCCCGCCTCGATCGGCCTCAGACGGAGTTGCACCTCAGTACACCGGATCTCCCCGTCTGGCTACAGACGCATATTAACGATGTGCAGAGCGTTAACCCTCAGCGAAAACTGCTTACAGCCATTACCCCCGGCGCGTACGGCGCACTGGACATGCGCCTGATGGAACGCGTGCTGGATAATCTGATGAACAACGCCATGCGCTACAGCGAAACGACGCTGCGCATAGGTTTAGATTTGCAGGGAAGCCAGGCGATTCTGTGTGTGGAAGACGATGGCCCCGGCATTGAGCCGGCGGAGCGTGAAAAAGTTTTTGAGCCGTTTGTGCGCCTCGATCCCAGCCGCGATCGGGCTACCGGCGGCTGTGGTCTGGGGCTGGCTATTGTCCGTTCTATTGCCCAGGCGATGGGCGGTTCGGTTCGCTGCGAAGCGAGCGAGCTGGGTGGAGCCCGGTTCGTCTTTAGCTGGCCGATCTATCACAATCTTCCCCTTCCCGTACCTGCCTGA